ATCAATGCATCGGCCTTGTCTACGGGTACCGTACCGGATGCGCGGCTTTCGGGCACCTACACCAACATCACCGCAAACAATGCGACGTATGCATTTGGCAAGACCGAAGGCAACCTCAACGTCAATAATGCAACAACCGCAGGTACCGCGAATAACGCGACCTACGCATTCGGGAAGAGTGAAGGCAACCTGAACGTCAATAGTGCTGTCAGTGCGAACAACAGCACGTACGCGTATGGGAAGAGTGAAGGCAACCTGAATGTCAATTCCGCTGTCACGGCGAACAATAGCACGTACGCGTTCGGAAAGAGTGAAGGCGATCTCAACGTCAACTCTGCCACATCGGCGGGTACTGCGAACAACAGCACCTACGCATTTGGGAAGAGTGAAGGCAACCTGAACGTCAACAGCGCCGTTTTCGTGTCAGGGAACACCGTCACGACAAACAGCACGGTGCTGGCTGTTGGTGCGAACGTCATTGCAAACACCTCTGCGCTCTTGATCGGGAACAGTAGTGTCAACGTCGTCACCAACTCATCGCAGATCAGTATTGGTGCGGGCACCCTCACCGCGACGGCGTATTCTGGCACCGCGAACAATGCGACGTATGCGTTTGGAAAAACCGAAGGCAACCTGAATGTCAACTCCGCGGTCACAGCGAATAATGCGACCTACGCGTACGGGAAGACGGAAGGGAACCTGAACGTCAACAACGCGACGACCGCAGGTACCGCAAACAATGCGACATATGCGTTCGGAAAAACCGAAGGCGACCTCAACGTCAACAACGCAACATACGCGTATGGCAAAACGGAAGGCAACCTGAACGTTAATAGTGCGGTATTCCTCTCTGGAAATACCGTCACGACGAACAGTACCGTACTGGCTGTCGGCGCAAATGTCGTGGCAAATACATCGGCACTGTTGGTGGGCAACAGCAGCGTCAACGTTGTGACGAACTCATCGCAGATCAGTATCGGTAGCGGTACATTGACCGCAACCGCCTATTCGGGTACCGCAAACAATGCGACGTATGCGTTTGGAAAAACCGAAGGCAACCTGAACGTCAACAACGCGACGACCGCAGGTACCGCAAACAATGCGACATATGCATTCGGAAAAACCGAAGGCGATCTCAATGTCAACTCCGCAATCAATGCAAACAACACGACGTATGCATTCGGAAAACTTGAAGGGGCCCTAAACGTTAACAGTGCGTCGTATCTCGGTGCGAAAACAGAAGGCAACCTGAACGTCAACTCAGCGGTGTTCCTGTCATCGAATACGGTGCAGACAAACACCACCGTTCTATCGGTGGGCAGTAACGTTGCTGTCAATACGTCGTCATATTTTGTTGGCAACTCAACACAGAATAGCATTCACACATCGGTATCGCTGATCACAGGCAACAGCACCGTGAACACGGTCGTCAATACGACGACGATGGCCGTTGGTGCGAATGTGTATCTCAACGCGACGGCACACTTCGTCGGAAATAGCAGTGTGAATACTGTCATCACCGCAGGAAGCATAACTATAAGCGGAACACCCGTCACTGCGGTTTCGCTTGATCCCATTGTTGCAGCAATTGCATTAGGATAAGACACACGTATGGCAAGCACATTTTCGCGAAAACTTTCACGTAGCATCGGCACCACCCTCACCGCTGTCGGCAGTTATACGGTGGGCGCTTCCACTCAAACCACAGTCATCGGGTTGTCGGTCGCGAACATCAGCGCCGCGACGGTGGAAGTCGATATTAGCCTGAATGACGGCACCAATGACACCTACCTCATCAAAGGTGCGCCGGTGTTGCCGGGCGCGTCGTTGGTAGTAAGTGGTGGTGACCAGAAAATTGTGCTGGTGACGAACGATAGTGTCAAAGTCAAATCGAACACCGCAAGTAGTGTCGATGCGGTGATGAGCATTCTCGAACTGACGTAGTTCATCGCGGTCTGTAGAGCGTTATGCCACTGACAAAAATTGAAGGCCCATCCGTCGGAAACGTCACTGCAAACAATGTGACGGTGAGTAGTAACACCGTTAATGCCGCCACGTTCTATGCGGGCGCCAATGTGTATATGAACACGTCTGCGGTGTTCGTCGGGAATAGTACTGTCAACTTCACCATTACCTCAAGCAGTGTCGCCTCCGCGAATACGGTGGTGGCGAATGGCTATTCGGTGACCATGGTCGCTGGAGAATCACTGGCGGCGCTGGATGCGGTGTACATTGAGCCGACCCTAACCAGTGGTACCGCCGGTCGTGTCTATAAGATGGATGCGGATGTCTTGGTGAAAAGTTCGCAAGCGTTCTTTGCGGGGTTTGCGTTAGCATCGGCGAGTGCTGCGGCGAATGTCGCAGTGCAGATCAGTGGCGTGGTATCGGGATTTGTTGGATTGACCACGGGTGCCGTGTATTATGCCGGTAGCACGGCGGGGGCGATCACCGCCACGAAACCGCTCCATCCGCTACCAGTCGGGATTGCGATTTCCACGACACAACTGCTCATCAATACTGGCGTCAAACGCGAACAGGAACAACGTGGTGCGGTGTACGGGTATGTGTTGGGCGGGTCTACTGGTGCTGCTGTCGCAACAACTGACCGTACAACGTTTGCTACGGGGGCCACCGCAGCTTATACGACGGGTAATCTAACACAAGCACGTAATCTTTTGGCGGGATGCTCCGATGCTTCCGTGTACGGCTATGCGTTGGGTGGAATTTCCTCGACCTACACGACAACAACAGATCGCGTGACATTTAGTAGTGGTGTCACCGCCGCATGGACAGCCGCCAACATCTCACTGGCCCGCAACTATATGCAAGGTCTTTCCGATGGTGCGGTATATGGATACGTCTTGGGCGGGTGGTCGGGTGTAACCGTTGTGACGACAGATCGCATCACCTTTAGTTCGAGTTCGACCGCAGCCTATACCGCAGGTAATCTCTCATCCGCTCGTAGTGATGCTACGGATATCTCCGATGGTTCTGTATATGGATATGTTGTTGGAGGATATACTACTGCAATATGGGCGGGTTCGGATCGCGTCACCTTTAGTACGGGTGTTAGTGCCGCATATACTGCGGCTAATCTATCACAAGGACGCGGTGACAGTGGTGGTCTTTCTGATGGTGCTGTTTATGGATATGTGTTAGGGGGAAACACCGGCGTGCCAGTCGTCACCGCCGACCGCATTACGTTCAGTACCAGTGTCACCGCAGCCTTTACCGCCGCCAACATCTCACAAGCACGTTTTTCGTCTGGGTCTTCGTTCTCCGATGGGGCTACATACGGGTATGTATTAGGGGGAAACACGGGTGCCGGCGTGACCACCGCAGACCGCACGACTTTCAGCACGGGAGCTACCGCTGCCTATACCGCGGCAAATCTCTCACAGGCACGTTTTGGATCCACAGGTATCTCTGACGGGGCCGTCTAACCTATGCCCCTCCAACGGTTAGAGGGCCCCTCCCTCGGAAACGTCACCGCAAACACCCTCACAACTACCGCATCGGTGAATGCGGCGACGTTCTACGCGGGCGCAAACGTTTCGCTGAATACCTCAGCCGTCTTTGTTGGCAACAGCACCGTCAATACCGTCATTACCAGTAGTAGCATTACAGGGGCCGTCTCGGGTGTGGTGGCGTCCCCGACCGGATTTGCGACGACGTTGGTAGCGGGTGAATCACTCGCGGCGCTCGATGCGGTCTATGTGGAACCCACCTTGACAGGCGGCACCGCTGGTCGCGTCTATAAGATGGATGCGGATGTGCTCATCAAGAGTTCCCAAGCCTTTTTTGCAGGGTTTGCCTTGGCGAGTGCGAGTGCCGCGGCCAACGTCAACGTACAACAATCGGGTGTGGTGTCGGGGTTTACGGGATTGACGACGGGCGCAATGTATTATGCGGGCAGCACCGCAGGAGCAATCACGGCGACCAAGCCCTTGCATCCATTACCAGTCGGCATTGCGATTTCGACCACACAACTCCTGATCAATACCGGTCGCAAACGAGAAGATGAGCAGTCGGAGAATGTGTCGGCGGTGTATGGGTATCAACTGGGTGGATATACGGGTGCCTATCTCGCAACAGCCGACCGTATTACTTTTAGCACAGGTGCGTATGCCGCCTCCACGGTGAATAATCTTTCTGAGGCGCGGTTTTCGTTAAGTGGTCCATCGGATGCTTCCGTGTATGGCTATACCAATGGGGGGTACAACTCATCGGTCGTCGTAGCGACGTGTGACCGCACCACCTTTGCAACAAGTGTCACGACGGCCTATGCAGTGGGGGCCCTCACCGCCGCCAGATATAATCATTATTCGCTGAGTGATGGAGCGGTCTATGGCTACGTGCTCGGTGGATATAACTCTGCCTTTACCGTCTTATCATCCGTCGAACGTCGCACATTCAGCACAGGTATTTCCGCTGCAATTAGTGCCACCCTCTCAACTGCTCGTACCGGGCGCTTGGCACAAGGATTATCGGATGGTGCGACCTATGGTTATACGATGGGCGGTTCTACATCGGGCGGTGTGGCGGGTGGTGTGAGCACGTCGGATCGCATCACCTTTAGCACAGCAACAATTGCCGCATCGACGATCAGTAATTTATCAGTAGCCCGATCAGATATTGCCACGGTTTCTGATGGGGCTACTTACGGCTATACGTGCGGTGGGTATAACACATCAATAGTTCCTGTAACAACAGGGGATCGTACAACCTTTAGCACTGGTGCAACTGCGGCCTTAACCAGTGCAAACTTGTCATCGGCACGGGCGTTGTTGGCAGGGGTCTCCGATGGAAATGTGTATGGGTATATCAGTGGAGGCGACACGGGTGGTGGAAATCATGTCACAACCACAGATCGGATTACGTTTAGTACTTCCGTGTTGGCGGCCGCTACGGCCAGTAATTTACCAGCAGCAAGAGGCATTTCCAATACCCTCTCCGACGGTGCCGTCTAACATCACACCTAAATACTCCTAGAGGTTTTCTATGTCTCAATGGATCGAATATTCACTTGTCGTGCTCAACGGTAGTGGTCTGCAACCCTATGAAACACTCGTTCCACTCGGGGTCAATTTTGATGGAGGCTACTATGTGGAAAATGGTCGCTATCGCGGTCGGTTGAGCGGCACACAAGAACAGATCGACAATGCCCTGCGGTCGCTGGTCATGTTTGGCGTGCAGCCCCTCACCGAATCGGATATACTGGGCATCGTGGAACGTGTCGTGCCGACCAACTCGCTGGTGCGGAGTGCGACCCCCGATGCCCCCGAACAATATCTCGGCCCCGCATCCTTGACCGACACATTAGAGATTACCCGACCTCTTTCTGCCACCCCGTTCTAACTTTAATGATGGAGTAGACAATGGAACACACGATGACTGAAGCGTTAGCGACGATTGAACGTAATGTGCGTCAGCAGGAACTGTTAGAAGATTTTGACGCAATTCAGATGGCACGCACCCCCGAAGTGCTGAAACGCTTCGTGGTCGGTGCGCAAGCGATGGATCATCCCGCCCAAGGCTGGGCGCAATGCGTCTTGGAATTGCAAATCAAGTATGATGATATTCGACGCGCCAAGATCAACTCGGAACTCATTCAGATCGAAATCGACGAACTCGAAAAAGAAAACACACCCAAGTCATTGCTCAATGCAAAACTCAAGCATATCGATCTGGAAGCACAAGATCGAGCAATGCTCGGCGCGATTCGTGAGTTCCAGTCGCTCTATGCGATCTACAAAAACTACGGCAAACGCTACTCTCGCGATGAACTGGATGCGTCACAGGTCGAATATTGGCAGAACCGCTTGACGCGCCAAGCCTTGCAGGAGCAGCAGTCACGTCAGTTGGGAATCGGCCCCGGCAATCTGGAAGCGTTGCGAGAGATCGACTTGTCACCACTGGCGCTGCCGTCACCCACAGAAGCGTTGAAACTGCCTGCCTCGCGCATTGACGACATCATCAAGACGGAAGATCGGTTCCTCGCACAACCTGCGGCGGATGATGTGGCAGCCGTGCAGCGACGCTACTTGGAAACCGGCAAACAGCGTATGCTCATCGTGACGCTGACGGCGAGTGAAACGCAGCCGGAGACGGTGCCGGCACTGGAGCGCCCGTATAGCATTCCTGCGACCGTCGAACGTCGGCGTCATTGCATTCACGGGATGACCATCGACCGTGGGTATACCGAAGCGGTGTTGCAAGCGATTCGCGAGGGCGCCACGCATCTGATGTGCATCGAAGACGATACGTTCCCGCCGCTGGATGCGATTGAACGCTTATTGGCGCACGACACGGATATCGTGTGTGGCTGGTATCCGAAGCGTCAGCCGGGGCCGCGTGTCGGCGTGCCCATCGTGCTAGAGAACGGGAAGCGCAAGACGCTGGATAATCCCGATGCGACGAATGGGTTGGTGGAACTCTACACGGTGCCGATGGGCTGCACGTTGATCAAGACCGACGTGTTCAAGCATATTGAGATGCCGTGGTTTGTCACCACAGGGCAACTCACACAGGATAGTTTCTTTAGTCAAAAGGCACGCGATGCGGGGTATACGCTATGGTGCGATACGTCGATTCGCTGCGAACACCGCGACCGAGAGACAGGGGTCGTGTACGTCTAACTAACCGATGGCGATCACCAAACTCGAAAACGACGCACTCTCGAACACGGTCACGGCCAACGTCGTGTCGATGTCGTTTGGCAACAGTAGCGTCAATACCGTTGTCACGTCGAGTGGGATTACGCTATCGAATACGGTGACGACCCAAGCGTTTGCGGTACCGCTGGTCGCAGGCGAAACACTTGCGGCGTTAGATGCGGTGTATGTGGAACCCGCGCTGACAAGTGGTACCGCAGGGCGTGTCTATAAGATGGATGCGGATGTGCTGGTCAAGAGCACCCAAGCGTTCTTCGCGGGGGTTGCATTGGCAGGGGCGTCCGCAGGTGCGAACGTCAACATTCAAACGAGTGGTATTGTCTCGGGGTTCGTGGGGTTAACGGCAGGGGCGATGTACTATGCGGGAAGTACCGCAGGGGCGATTACCGCCACCAAACCCTTACATCCACTGCCGGTCGGAATCGCAGTCTCGACCACGCAGTTGTATATCAACATTGGCAACAAGCGAGAAGATGAGCAGTCAGAGAATGTGTCGGCGGTGTATGGGTATGCGTTAGGTGGATATTCGGGTGCGTATGCTGCTACGGGAGATCGTATTACCTTTAGCACGGGTGCGACGGCTGCCAGTACTGTCAGTAATCTAACATATACAAGTTATTATCCGGCCGCCGTTTCTGACACCTCTGTGTACGGTTATATTGCTGGTGGCGCGACAAACTCTGGTGTATATGTTACGACCGCGAACCGTATTACTTTTGCTACCAGCGTGACGGTGGCCAGCACCGTTAGTAACCTATCGCAAGGTCGTCAAGCACTAGTGGGTATTTCTGATGGGGCCGTGTATGGCTATACAATGGGGGGAAGTAGTGGCTGGCACGTTGTAACTGCTGAACGTATTACATTTACTTCTGGTGTCACCGCCGCGAGTACGGTGAGTAATTTATCACAAGCACGAAGTAATTTATCCGGCTTATCGGATGGTTCGGTATACGGATATGCTATGGGTGGTTACAGTGGCTCTCCCGGTTATGTGGCCCCAGCCGATCGCACAACGTTTAGCACCGGTGCTACCGCTGCCAGTACCGTAAGTAATTTATCTCAAGCCCGTGCCAATTTAACAGGCGTATCCGATAACGCTACGTACGGATATACACTCGGTGGTGAAACAGGGGCATCGGTCGCTACCGCAGACCGCACCACATTTAGCACAAGTGCTACGGCCGCCTATACGGCCGCGAATCTATCACTCGCACGATATGTGATGTCTGGAGTTTCAGATGGTAACGTGTATGGGTATGCATTAGGTGGAACTTCTGGTACGATTGTTACTACTGCTGACCGCATCACTTTTAGTACAGGCGCGACGGCTGCATATACCGCCGCCAATTTATCACAAGCACGCTACGGTGCTGGATGCGTCTCCGACGGTGCCGTCTAACTCCTAAATATTCGTATGGCATTCACTAAGATCGAGAACGACGCCCTCGCAAACACCGTCACCGCCAACGTCACGTCGCTCTTTACCGGTAACAGCACCGTCAACACCACCATCACCGCAGGGTCGATCACCACCTCCAATACGATTATCGCAACAGGCTATGTGGTATCGTTCACCGCAGGAGAAACCCTAGCCGCACGGGATGCGGTGTACATCGAGCCCGCATTGACCAGCGGTACTGCGGGACGTGTCTATAAGATGGATGCGGATGTCTTGGTGAAGAGTACCCAAGCGTTCTTTGCGGGGTTTGCGCTCGCGAGTGCGTCAGCGGCTGCGAGTGTGAATGTGCAGATTAGCGGCATCGTCTCGGGGTTCTCGGGCTTGACAGTGGGGGCGTTGTATTATGCGGGGAGCACCGCAGGCGCAGTGACCGCGACGAAACCGTTACATCCGTTGCCGGTAGGCATTGCGGTGTCTGCAACACAGATCTTGATCAACCCCGGCATCAAACGCGAACAGGAACAGTCAGAGAACGCATCAGCAATATATGGTTATGTGATGGGTGGAACGACGGGCGCAGTCGTGGCTACCACAGACCGCACTACTTTCAGCACCGGTGCGACAGCGGCCAGTACCGTGAGCAATCTTTCGGTCGCAAAAGCTACCCCATATGCTATTAGCGACACCACGGTGTATGGATACGCCGCGGGTGGCACGACGGGTGCGTATGTTGCTACCACAGATCGTATTACCTTTGCGACCAGTGTGACCGCGGCGTATGCGACCGCAAATTTACCGGCCGCGGTTGGTGATGGCCATCTCAATGGGTTGTCTGATGGGGCGATTTACGGATACCGATTGGGCGGGTATTCTTCTACGTATAACTCCACGGCGGATCGTCTCACCTTTACCACGGGAATATTTGCGGCCAGTACCGTGAGTAACTTATCAACCGCTCGCTATGGTACATCCACCGTCAGTGATGCAGGCACGTATGGTTATAATCTCGGTGGTAACACGGGTGCGGATGTCACCACAGCGGATCGTGTGACGTTTAGTACCAGTGCGACGGCCGCGTACACTGCCGCAAATCTCTCTCAAGATCGACGCTATGCCGCAGGTGTGAGTGACGGGGGCATTACCTACGGATATATTCTTGGTGGTCGGCGGCAGTCATCCAGTAGTGAAGTGACGACCGGTGATCGTCTCACATTCAGCACGGGTGCCACTGCGGCGAGTACGGTATCCAATCTCGTGACAACACGAGCGATTATGCCTGCGGTGAGTGATGGTACGGTATATGGTTACATCGCAGGTGGTAGCACGAATTTTGCAATCAGCAGCCCTACAACCTCCGCAGAGCGCATCACTTTTAGTACCAGTGCGACGGCTGCATATACGACGGCTAACTTATCACAAGCCCGATATGGTCTTAGTGGTCTCTCTGACGGCGCTGTCTAACCCCACCTAAATACATCATATGGGCTACCTCGGACGACAACCTTCTATCGGGCGCTTCGCACACCTTGACGACATCACGTCATCGTTCAATAGTGCGTGCACCACGTTCTCGCTGACACAATCGTCGGTGCCACTTGTTCCCGGTGCCGCCTCGAACCTCATCGTCAGTTTGGGTGGTGTGTTGCAGGAACCCGAAGTCGCCTACACCGTGAGCGGATCGACCATCGTGTTCTCCGCCGCCCCCGCGAATACCCAACCGTTCTTTGGCATTCTGTTGGGGGATGTGCTCGACGTGGGGCAGGTGTCGCAGGGTGCGGTGATCAATGCGTCGTCATTCAGTGTGGGCGCGAATGTCGTTATCAATACCTCTGCGGTATTTGTAGGCAATAGTACTGCGAATGTCATTCAAACAAGTAGTGCTGTCACCGTTGGGGCGAATGTGGTTGCGAATACGTCAACAGTATTTCTTGGAAATTCTACGGCGAATCTTGTTCTCACCAGCACCAGTCTTACGATTGCCAATTCAACCGCGAATCTGGTTCTTACTCCGACTGACATTTATTCCGTGGCGTGGACAGATTACACCGCATCATCCACCATCACGGGATGGTCGTCATTTACAGCAAATCGTAAAATTATTAAATATAAAAAAATTGGCAAATTAGTATTTGTGCAATGGCATTTGGAAGGTACCAGTAATGCCACGTCAGTATCCTTTACTCTTCCGTATACGTGTGTAAATAATACCGGAACCGGGTATCCATCCGCCTATGGTACATGGTTTGGATATGATAATGGTGCATATCTTTCAACAATTCAAAGCACCTATATTTCAGCAGGTTCGTCTTTAGTCGAACATCGCACATCTCCCGGCACAGCGGCAGGTTGGACGGCAAGCGGCACTAAAATATCCAGCGGCACATTATTCTATGAGTCTACGACATAACCTCTAAATACTCATATGGCATACCTCGGTCGCCCACTCGCTACGGATAAAACCACCCGCACGAAGAAGATCGACTCGCTCGCCGCGTCGTTCAATAGTGCCTGCACGGTGTTCAATCTGACCTCCAGTGGGGCGGCCGTCTATCCTGCGACCTCGAAAAATCTGCTCATTAGCATCAACGGTGTCATTCAGGAACCCGATGTCGCGTTCACTGTGAATGCGGCAACGATTACCTTTACCTCGGCACCTTCGACGGGCGCGACGTTCTTTGGCGTGCTCAACGGCGAACCGAATGATTTATTGCTGACACCCTCCGTCACCACGTTGACGATTGGGTCGAACGTGAGTGCGAATGCGACCACGGTGTTTGTGGGAAATAGCACGGCGAACGCCGTGCACACCTCAGCAGGATTTACTGTGGGTGCGAACGTGACGATGAATGCCTCCACCCTGTTTGTAGGCAATAGTTCTGTCAATACCGCGATTACCGCCGGTGCGATTACGTTGAGTGGTGTGGCAATTGGTGGCGGTGACGGTGACCAGATTGTGTTAGCCACGCAAATCTTCGGAGGTCGGTAAGATGCACGCACTAAATATGTGTGAGGTTCGGTAATGGCCACATTCTCAAAAGTTCTTCTCTCGGGCAGTTCACAGGGTAAAGGCATCAAGGTCGCGGCAACTTCCAGTACCGGCACGACGATTCACGCTACGGGCACGTCATCCAGTATTATTGATGAGGTGTGGCTGTGGTGTGTGAACTCCTCAACGACCGCAGTGAAACTCACGGTGCAATATGGCGGGACGACCTCACCCGATAATGATATTGAAGTGACGGTGCCGGGTGAATCTGGATTAATGCTCGTCGCGCCGGGGTTGCCGGTGACGGGTACGGGTGCTGCGGCCACGACCATTTATGCCTTTGCGGGCACGACGAATGTGCTGGTGATATATGGCTATGTTAATCGTATTACCTAAACGAGACGAGCGATGAGTTTACGATTAGGTACGGGCAGTGGCCCGTTGGGTAGTGCAGGGATGGTGAGTTTATGGAACTCACCGAGCTTGCTTGTTGCCTCTGTTCAACGTGGATCTACATCGATCACTGGGGCAAACTACTCCGCAACCTCTACCATTAGCAGTGTAAACACAAACTATAGTGTCGTAAGCTGCCGAGGGAATGGAAATGGCGGAGTTGCGAATCGGTCATTAATTCCATATATCCAGTTAACGAATGCAACGACGTTAACGGCAACTCGCCCATATCAGGATGGAAGTAACTCCTCAACTATTTATTGGGAAGTCATCGAATTCTACCCGGGAGTTGTGCGAAACATCCAATCGTTTAGTTTGAGTTTTACTGGAGGCCCTACACCGACCGCAACGCTTACGACGTTTAATACAAGTAAAAGTTTATTGTTTTATCGTGGCGTAGATCAGCCGGGTGGGTATGGTGGCGATCTAGCATCTTATACGGCCTATCCAGTTACAAACGTAGATAGTAGTACGCAAGTTTCTGGTAGTATCGGTGCCTGGGGTGACGGCCGTATTTTTGCTACATTAGTAGAGCTTTATTAAAGGTGCATACAATGAATCGACAATTACAAATTCGCAACGGGCAAGCAGAAACCGAATGGTCGGGAGCAAACGGATTTCCTATACCACCATCGGATGAATGGATCTTTGTGGATGTCACCGACCGCCCCGACGCCACCGTCGGCATGCGCTACGACGCCGCGACCGACACGTTTTCACCCGCACCTGTCGTTCCACGCACCATCGTGAGCAAAGCACAGGTGGTCGGTGTGCTGACGGCACAGGAGTGGTCGGAAATGAATAAGTATCATCCGACCGCAGACGCCCCCTATAATGATGCAGAAGTATTCTGGGCGATTACGCAGTTCAATCTCGCGGATCGCATTAATCTCGCAGACCCGCGTATCACGCAGATTTTTACGATGCTGGTGGGAAAGAACTTGTTGAGTGAGGCACGAGCCGCGGAGATCACCGCGGCACTTCTCGCATTGGCCTAACTACTCGTTGGTAAGCATTTCCACGAAGTATTCTACATCCAACTCATCGGACATCCCAAACAGCCATTCGTCGGGGGTGTCCCGTGCAGTCTTCTAAATATCGGTATGGCCACTATCGATCCACTGACACTTGCAAATACGTTCGAAGATCTTGTCACAACCGTCAATGCGGTAGCGACGGAACTCAACACGAATGTATTGAAAATTGGTGACATCTCCGGTAATTTGGTCGTCGAGCAGATCACGACGAATACGCTGACGGTTCTCGCGACGACGAGTCTGCGTGGAAACACCTCTGCAAACGCCAATCTAACTGTCAACGCCACGATCAATACCGTCGCGCTGGTCGTCAGCGGAAACGCATCAATTGCCACATTGAATGTGAGCACAAACACAAGTACCGGTAATCTGACGGTCAGTGGCACACTCACTCTCAATGGCGCCGCGATCAATACGACGGCTGTTCCCGAAGGCACCAATCAATACTATACCGATACTCGCGCACGTGCCGCGGTAAGCAATGGTGCGGGTATTGGCTATAGTAACAGCACCGGCGTCATCACGAATCTTGGTGTCACCGCACTTGCTGGGCAACTACCAATCTCCGTCAATGCATCATCGGGAAGCGTTGCGGTTTCGATCTCGGACACTCCGTCATTCACAACCGTGACGACAGGCAACGTCGTGGCCAATACTACAGCACTGGCCGTCGGCGCGAATGTGGTCAGTAACACGTCAGCGATTGTCATAGGGAACAGTAGCGTCAATACGACGATTACGTCTTCCGCGATTACGACGGGCCTCGTGGTGCCCGTAGATCGAACCATTACTGCTAATGGTAGCACTGGCACTTCTGGACAGGTGCTCACGTCAAATGGAACGACTGCGTATTGGAGTACCGTCTCGGGTGGAAGTAGCGCAGGTGGAAATGGTGCGGTGCAATATTGGAACACCAGCACCAACGCGATTGATGCATCAGCGAACCTGTCGTTTACCGGCAGTGTACTCACACTTGGAAACTCCTCTGTCAATACCAGTCTGAATAGTTCCGCGCTGCTCGTCAGTAGCGTATCGCTGGGCGCAAACGTCTCGTTGAATGTGTCCGCGTACTTTGTTGGCAACAGTTCCGTCAACACCGCGATTACCGCAGGCAGTATCGGGTTGAATGGCGCTGTCGTCAACTCTACCGTGTTTACGGGTACATCGTATTCGGCGAATAACACCACGTATCTCAATGGTCAAGCCGCTTCCTACTATACGAACGCGACGAACATTACTACGGGCACATTGGCCAACGCGCAGTTGTCGGGTGCGTATACCGGCATCACCGGTCTTGGTACTCTCAGTACACTTACCGTATCGGGCAACACCACAATAGGCGCGAACCTGATCGTTGCGAACAGCACAGGTGTCTATGTGGGAAATGCTGCGGTGAACGGTTCCGTCACCAGCGCACTCCTGAGTGTGCGACGCAGCGGGTCGTCAATGGAGTTCGGCGCGGCCAACGATGGGTTTCAGTCCGTTATTGGCAGTGAAACCACTGGCGCGCCTTTCATCGCATTCAACTGCGAAGCCGGTACCAACAGCGATACCTATCGCACACGCGGCACACGTGCTGGTGCGGTACTGCGTGCGGATGCAGGCAACGTCATCATCGGATATGTGGGCACTGCAAATACAGACAATCAATCATTACTTGAATTGCTTCGCGTCAGCGGGAGTGCCGGCTCTGTCAGCGCCAACGGTATCGTGCGATGTGACACGACTTCCGGAAGACTCGTCGTGCCGGTAGGTGCGAATAAGTACGCGACAACATAATCATGGCTAAGACCGCAGGCAGTGTGTGGGTATCCGGAAACACGTTTCATTATATTGACGCTTCGGGCGTTGAATGGTATGCGATTGGGAGCAATACAGGTCTTGTCTCGAATGCGGTCGCCGGTTCCATCTGGGTCGAAAACAGTAATCTCGCGTACATCGACGAGAACCAATACAAGCGCACACTGAATGTCGCGACGATTGCGAGCCGCGCTAATTCTGTCGCGGGGTCGCTATGGGTGTCGAACACCTCGGGCACCAGCGCGAATACCGGTAATGTGCAACTTCGCATCATCGGCACCAATAATTACGAGTATGCAGTGCATGATGATGTGTCGCATACCGATGTGCCGCATAGCGACATTACGCACACCGATAGCGTAACTCATTACGATTCACATAGTGATACTGCCGGCTATAGTGATCACAATGATTATTATTCATCTCATACAGACTATTCCGACTCGTATCATGATGACTCGCACACCGATACATATTATCACAACGATGCGCCGGAGTATCATGAAGATTATGGCGACTCTCATACCGATAATCACGCCGATCATGGCGATTATTTCAACGATGGGCACGTCGATTCGCATACGGATTCTGTGCATAGCGATTCACATAGCGATAGTGCCACACACAACGATGTGGCACATGCGGATGTGACGCACAGTGACGTTGCGCATAACGATCAGCCCGTCTACGTAGGATAAGATTATGGCAAAAACAGCAGGTAGCATTTGGGTCGCCGGAAACACCGTACATTACATCGATGCATCTGGTGTCGAGTGGTACGCGATTGGCAGCAATACCGGTTTAGCATCTGGTGCTATTGTGGGTTCGTTGTGGGTGGAAGGCACCAATCTTCGCTATGTTGATGCCAGTGGGTTTGCCCGCACACTCAACGTCACATCGATTGCGAACCGCACAGGCGCTATTGCGGGTTCTATTTGGGTGTCGAATAGCGGAGGCACGAGTGCCTCCACTGGAAACGTACAACTGCGGATTATCGGGAACAATAACTATGAGTATGCGGTGCATGATGATATTGCACACACTGACTCACATAGTGATAGTGTAAGTCATGGCGACGCGGCCGGCTATAGTGATCACGACGATTATTATTCATCTCATACAGACTATTCCGACTCGTATCATGATGACGTACATACCGATACGTATTTTCACAACGATGCGCCAGAGTGGCATACAGATTATGGTGACACTCATACCGACAATCATGCGGATCATGCCGATTATTTCAGCGATGGGCACGTCGATGTGCATACGGATTCTGTGCATAGCGATAGTTCCTCTCATGACGACACACACAGTGACGTCGCACATAACGATCAACCCGTCTACGTAGGTTCATAGGAGAAAGTAGTTTATTATGAGTATTGAAGTTAGACCTGTAGGTGTTACGTGCAACATACAATGCAAGTATTGTTACGAAACGGAAATGCGCAATGTGCAAAAATCTCACAAGTATGACCGTAAGGCCGTGCTTGCAGCCATCGACAAGCTCAAGCCGGACGAATACTTCTCCTTGTTTGGGGGCGAAGCTCTCATTCTTTCTCTCAAAGATCTAGACGAACTGTTACAGATCGCGCACACACGTTTTGGCCATTCGGGTGTGCAAACGAATGCGTCGCTCATTACCGAAAAACACATCGAACTCTTCATCAAATATAACACGCATGTGGGCATCTCAATGGATGGCCCCGATGAACTGAACGATAGTCGATGGGCAGGCACTTTAGAGGCGACACGAAAACAGACACAACGTACCATGTGGGCATTGAAAGAACTCTGCGGCCGCGCGGTCACCACTCCGCATTTACTCCCCAGTTTGATCGTGACGCTGCATGCCGGCAACTGCCGAGCGGATCGCTTTCCTCGATTTCTTGAATGGTTGCACGAACTAGACACAATGGGTGTGCGTCATGTCAATATGCATTTGATGGAGATGGATCATAAAGCGCACGAACTGTATCTTCCTAGTGAGGAGATTGCAGATCGGCTGATTGAGATCTGGAATATCCTGCCTTCATTCAAACAGTTGCGCATCTCCAAGTTTGACGAGATCCTGAAACTCCAGCGCGGGAACGGAGATTCAGTCGTATGTCATTGGAAACCTTGCGACCCGTGGAATACCAGTGCAGTAAATGGTATTGAGAATGATGGTTCGCCGTCGCATTGTTCACGCACCAATAAGGATGGTCAAAACTGGTTGCCGGCCGAAGGATGCGGCACGAAAAACGGTGCTTCAACGTTTATCGGTCATCCCGGTGCTCGACATTTTGAACGACAACTTGCGTTGTATGTCACGCCGCAGGAATACGGTGGATGTCAGGGATGTGAATATTGGCTCATGTGTTACGGGCAATGCCCCGGTGAAGGCGCGAATCACGATTGGCGCATGCGCTCCACGTACTGCGGCACCTTCAAGCGTCTATTTGCGGAAGGCGCACGACGACTTCGCGCCGCGGGTGAAGTGCCGTTTTCCGAGCACCCCAAGCGCACAGAAATTGAAGCGCAGATGTACGCCGCATGGTCGCAAGAAGAAACGCCATATTTGAGTAAGTACACGCAGCCGTCATCGAGCACCACACCCGCGACGAAGCACGGTGACCAGCACGGCGATCATACGGATACACAGCCCCATACGCACGATGACGTTCCCCACGGTGATTATTCTGATCATGGAGATCATACAGATGTCAACAAGAGATAATGTTCCGGTACTCCCGGATTGGACACGATGGTCATGGCGCAGTGCTGATGAACGCGAGTGGTGGCAACCATTGTTCACGCGTGCGAGTAATGCGTATCAAGATGTCGAACGATTGGCTGTTGTGCACGGTCTGCGACCCGCCGCGTTTCAGAATGTTCCTTCCGATGGTCTTATTGAGGCCACCCGCTGGGCTGCGCGGCATAACATTCTATGCGTACCACAAACTACCGTAGGTGTTGCCTCTTCGTATAGCAGCACCTCTCAACCCATTCGCGATGGAAAATTCGTCTATCGGGTTTTGTATTTGAACCCGCAATACTATGACCGGGCGTTTCCACAAACCGATGCGCAGTATGGCGAACTCTTAGGCTATCCCGCCTGCTGCCGAGACGCGTATGATGCCACATGGGGCGCGGGTCGTGTCGATAGCACGTGGGAACAAACACGCGAGGGTGCGCATCCGAATAGCGACCCCTACGCGAGCACCCTATTGCGCTGGATGGGCCTGCGTTTGGTGTCGCATATGCCGTGTTCCTATACGTGCGACGCGTCGCAACGCATCGGTCACGCGATGTTTGATTTGGGTTGCGCACATGGATACCGTGAGGAGATGCACACCATTCGTGAAGTCTTGTCATGGCCGCTAAAGTGGTCACGACTATTTGGTATTGCGGAGATCGTCACACCTGCGTTGAAGATCTCAACACGCAGCGACTGGACGCCGCAGAAACAGCAGTTCTTTCGTACGGGGCACTATGAGCGTGTTCGAAAGACGCTATGGAAGGATAATCAATTTTCGTCTGCAGAAGGCATGCGTACGACTCACGAAGATATGATCCCTGCGTTAGCGACGCAATTACCGGAGCAGGCACGTGTGTTGGATCTCGGATGCGGAAATGGGCATCTGCTGCGACGACTAACTATATATAGACCAGATATTCGTATTGCGGGAGTGGATACGAACGCTGACGCGATTCATCGTGCCCAACATCCGATTTCTCCGACAGCACGGTTTACTGCGGCTCGTATTCAAGACGGCACATGGCGCGACTGGAACCCTACAGCGGTGCTGTTTAATCCTGCACGTCTGACGGAAATGTCTCCGTCAGACGCAAGTAATGTTGCGGCGTGGATTCGAGAAATACCATATCAGTTTCCATATTGCTATAGTGATTGGCAAGCAAAAATCGACGTGCGCACCTTGTGTGAACAATATCATGTGGGCACACCCGCGCCCCTGATTCGTACACCGAACGTGGAAATGGGAGTCATGACAACTTTTACCTAAATATAGACATCTATGCCACTGATTACACCGATACAAACTACCGATACGTTCCGCACATGGGTCACCCGTACCAATACGGTTATTGATCTTTTGAATAGCAATACCGTCGTTGTGGGCGGCAATGCTATCGGTGCCTTCACGATTGGTAATTCTTCCCATACAAATACGAGTCTGTCGCTTAATGGCGGAAAAACGCTCGCGAACTTGAGTGGTCTTTTTCTTGCGGGAAACTCGACATTTGGCGCCAACGTCTCTGTCAATAGTTCCGCGCTGGTCGTCAGTGTGTCCGCGAATACGACACTATTCCAGTCGCCCGGTGGAACCGTCGTTAACGCCAGCCCGCTATCGGTGAATGCTGCCGCCACATTTAATGGTGCGGTCACATTTACCGCATCTGGGCCACTGACAATCGGTAATGTTGCATCATTTGCAAGCAACGTTTCCGTTGCGAACAATCTGGTGGCATCGAACACCGCCTACATGCGGTCAATTCTGTTCAGCGAAAGTGGAGCAGTTATTGCGGCTACCGTGTCGTCAGCACAATACGACAATTACAATCCCAGTGGATTGCACGATGCGCAAGTCGTGCACATGAATCCGGATACGCAGAATATTATTCTGACGGGTATTGTCGCTCCCACAAACCTGTCTATCGGTGCTAAAGTACTATACCTTCAGAACCTATCCGGTTCCTATAAGATTACGCTCAAGAGTGAAGACCCGTCATCGAGCGCCCTGAACCGATTCAAGACTGTCTCCAACCAAGATGTTGACGTGCCACCCGGTGGTTCAATTCCGCTATTGTACACCACAGCCACAGGTCGTTGGCGGTTATTGGCGGCACCTGCAGGCACCAGCACGACATTATCTGTGTCTGGCGCCGCCACATTCAGTGATACCGTCAATGTGACGGGTGTGGCGTCATTTACCAGTAACGTCGCGGTTGATAGCAACGTCTTGTTTGTCGATACCGTCAACAACCGTGTCGGCGTGAATATCAGTTCACCCACATCTCCGTTACACGTCGTAGGCAATTCGCTATTCGGTAATGTGACGATAGGTGGAACCGCAAGTATTACCGGGGCGGCCACGTTCAGCAATACCGCATCCGTGACCGGCGCGGTGAATGCATTGAGCACTTTCGGTGTGACAGGCGCAGTCAATGCGCTGAGTACCTTGGGCGTGACAGGCGCAGTCAATGCGCTGAGTACATTCGGGGTCACAGGCGCCACCACACTCAATAGCACACTCGCCGTATTGGGGGCCGCGGATTTGCGAGCGAATGTCAGTGTCAATGCGATTGCACGTTTCGATAGCACCGGAGGCCGCCTCGTGCTGCCTGTCGGTACCAATAAATGGGCTTCGTAACCTTTTATGGCCATTCCAACTACACGTAACGATTTCAAATCGTATTGCCTTCGCGCTCTTGGCGATGGTGTACTTCAGATCAACGTCTCTGATGCGCAAGTGGAAGATCGCATCGATGAGTCGCTATACGTCTATCAGCAGTATCACATGGATGCGGTGGTCAAGACGTATATGCGCCATGAGATAACGGGCAGCACACTACTGTTTACCGGAGCGACCACGGGAACCTTTACCAATAGTGAAATGATTGTCGGTCAAACGTCAAACGTGCAAGGCATCGTCACGCGTACCGTCAATTCAACTTCCATTATTTTCTTTACGGTCGCCTCATCCAATACCGGCGCTGCGACCACAGATAGTTACAGTGATACCGCTCGCAAGACGTTTGTGGCGGGAGAAGTTGTTCTGGGCAAGCAATCGGGCGCGACTGGTACTGTGGCAGCCAACGGTGTGACGTTTGGCGACATGGACAACAAATGGTTTCCCGTTGTCGATTCGGTGATTGGCATTACAAAGGTATTTCCCCCGTTCGATTCGCGCATCTCTGCGGATATTCTGTTCGACCCGCAGTCGCAGTTCAATATCTCGCTGTTGTCGAACTTCACCTCCAATTCAATCATCCCGTATCACATTGGTCGTTCGTATCAGCAGTTGCTGAACGACACATTCCGTGGTCGGCCATCGGTGCGCTTCTCACGACACATGAATCGTCTCTACGTCGATGTGAACTGGTATGCAACATTCGCGCCCGGTCAGCACATTGTGCTTGAAGGGTATCGCACCATCGACCCCGCAGCGTATACCGATGTATGGAGTGATCGGTGGTTGCAGCGGTATGCCACATCCTTGATCAAGCGTCAATGGGGGTTGAATCTTTCCAAGTACACGGGCATCGCATTACCCGGCGGAGTGAATCTTGACGGTCGTGCGATTCTGTCAGAAGCGCAACAGGAAATTCGCGATTTGGAAGAACAAGTGCGCACAGAGTTTCAGGAACCGCCGCAGTTTATTGTTGGCTAAACCGTCATGATCAATCCCTATTTTAATCAGACGACATTTGCTACAGAGCAAAATTTGGTCGCCGATCTGATTGATGAATCCATTCAGATCTACGGCCACAACGTCTACTACTTGCCGCGTTCTGAAGGCAACATCGATGCGTTTCTGGGCGAAGATCCACTAGCGAACTTTCAAGATGCGATTGAAGTCGAGATGTACGTCAAGTCGTACGAAGCATTTACGGGTCAATCTGAGTTCATCAGCAAATTCGGGTTACACATCGAAGATCAGATCACACTCGTTGTGTCGCAGCGACGGTTTGCAAATACGGTGACGGCAGGTGATGCAACGATTGTGCGACCTCGCGAAAATGATCTTATCTATATTCAGATGACGCCGACAAATCGGTATTTGTTTGAAATCCGATTTGTGGAAAACAAAGAAGAACTGTTCCAGTTAGGTAAACTTTACACCTATGAGCTTCGGTGTGAGATGATGAACTTCACGAACGAAGTCGTCAACACTGGCAATACTGATGTCGATGCTGTCGCCTCACGTGATGCATACACGATTGCGCTCGTCATGAACGCGGGCGGAAATGGTACCTTCACGATTGGTGAAACTGCCTATCAAGGTGCGAACCTTGCATCCGCGACAGCGACGGGCGAAGTCTATCAATGGACAGCGAATACGCGCACGCTCTTGGTGCAGCAGATCACGGGCACATTCGCGAATGTCACCACGGTACGTGGTGCGAACAGTAACGCGGCATGGGTCGTCAGCAATACCACACCGAATACGGCACCGACGATTCACGATCCGATCAGCGACAACGAGTTCTTGCAAGGCAATCCCTTGGGTGTCGTTGTCACTCGCGGCACACACATGTTAGACGATTAGCATATGCACACGCATTTCAAGCATCTTCTTCTCCGTCGCTATCTGTTAGCGTTTGGGTCACTGTTTGACAGCATCACGATTACCCGTGAGAATGAAAGCGGCGCCGAGACGTTTCGTGAACAGGTGCCGTTAGAATACGGCCCCAAAGAGCGATGGTTGACGCGACTCACGCAAGATCCAGAATTTCTGCGTGGTGTGGCACAAGTCGTGCCGCGCATTTCGTATGAGTTGTCGAATATCGCATACGATCCGTCGCGGAAGATGAACACGCTCAATAATCTCAAGTTCAACAGCAATGAAGAACATAAGTTAGCAAAATTGTATGTCGGGGTGCCGTATACGCTAACGATGACGCTTTCCGTCTTGACAAAACTGCAACAGGATGGTATGCAGATTGTTGAACAGATTCTTCCATTCTTCACTCCCGATTATACGATTGCTGTTCGACCGTTAGCGAACTATCCGGATCTTGTTGATGTGGTGCCGATTACGCTGCAAAGCGTGTCACATTCGGATAATTATGAAGGCGATTTTGTCACGCGCCGCGTCATTATCTGGACACTGGAATTTTCGATGAAGGTGTTCTTTTATGGCCCAGTCAAGGATAGTAAGCGTATCGAAGAAGTCATCGTCAATCTGTATAACTCTCCGTATGAAGATCTGTCAGCACCGAATGCGAACACGCTGCCAAAGGTGACGATCACGGTGCAAGCGGATCCCGCGAATCAGACGATCAACAGTACGTCAACAACGATTACGTCGAATACGACGATTACGGAAGACTTCACATACGAACCTGATTAGGTATGACGAAACAATTAGATGAAATATTTGATGTCGAACCCACGTTAGTGGCCAATGCATCGACGGCGCTCGCGACTACGACATCGACTGAACTTGTGGTGGCAGAACCCGTCGAGGCCCCTCCGAATGGTGCGTTAGAAAAAGATTTTCAATATGCCCGCACCACGATCACCGATAGCATCAATGATGTCAAGGAAGCGGCAAAAAGCGCCATTTTGTTAGCGCAGAGTGGGGACAGCCCGCGAGCGTATGAAGTCGTCGCCACGATGCTCACCGCTATTGTCAATGCGAACAAAGAACTAGTGCATTTGCATAAAGCACGAAAAGACGCCTCTACAGAAGTCAAAACGGATCAAAACGAAAGCAACGTCACAATCGAAAAAGCTGTGTTTGTCGGACGCGCTGCTGATTTGTTACGAGAGCTTCGTTCTATCCAAAAAGACACTAAGTAAGTGAACGCATATGCCTAAGAGTACCCGCTCTGAAAAGGGGTATAACGGGAACCCCAACCTGCCGCTTCCCAACGAACAAGTCTCGCTTACACAAGCAGAACTTGAAGAGTATGTGAAATGCGCGAACGACCCGTTCTACTTCATCAATAACTACGTTAAGATCGTGCACGTCGATCATGGTATCGTGCCGTTCAAGATGTGGCCGTTCCAAGAGAGCATCATCGACGTCTTCGAAAACAACCGATTCGTTATCTGCAAGATGGCGCGTCAGTCGGGAAAATCGACCGTCGTGGTGTGTGGATATTTTCTCTGGTTCATTACCTTTCATCCGGATGTAAGTGTTGGCATTCTTGCGAATAAAGAAAACACTGCGATTGAGCTGTTGCGCCGATTGAAGCAGTCGTATGAGTATCTGCCCAACTTCCTAAAGCAAGGCATTCTCAAGTGGGATCAGAAGCTCATCATGCTCGCGAACAACTCCCGCGTACGTGCGGAAAGCACCAGTGCCAGCGCCATCCGCGGCGACACGTTCAACATTCTGTTCCTCGATGAGTTTGCGCACGTGCCTGAAAACATTGCGGGTGAGTTCATGACCTCCGTGTTTCCGGCAATCTCGTCTGGTAAGACGACGAAGTTGTTCGTCATTAGCACACCAAACGGATACAATCTGTTTTACAAGATTTGGAATGATTCGGAAGAAAAACGTAATACCTATAAGACGATTGGGTTTACGTGGCGTGATGTGCCCGGTCGCGACGAGCAATGGGCCGAGGAAATGCGCAAGAATCTTGGTGAGCAGGCATTCCAGCAAGAGTTTGAATGCTCGTTCCAAGGATCCGCAAACACGCTGATTCCGGGCTATAAACTCTCACAGATGACGTATATGACGCCTGTGGAAGATCGAGGCGATCTCAAGATCTACGTCAAACCCATTCGCGCTGACGAACGGGATCCCGCGCATGTCTATGTCATGACTGTCGATACGTCGCAAGGGCACGAACAAGACTATGCGGCCATTAGCGTCTTCGATATTTCAGTCGCGCCGTTTCGTCAAGTCGCGATGTTTCGACGAAACAATTTGGCACCGCAGTTGTTAGCACCCCTAGTCAAACAAATCGGCCAATACTATTGCAATGCGTTCGTGCTCGTGGAAATCAATGACGTGGGGTTGACGGTCGCGGATTCGCTGCACACAGAATTAGAGTATGAGAACATGATCTATGTGCGCTCACATCCCAAAAAAGGGCAAATGCTTGGAGGGGGGTTCAATCCCAAAGCGCGTATGGGATTGCGCATGACGCAAGCGACGAAACGTATTGGGTGTGCGCAACTTCGTGCGATGATTGAACGGGATCAATTGCTGATTACGGATTACCAAACACTTCGAGAACTCACGACATTTGTCGCGAAAGGCGGCACCTATCAAGCGGAAGAAGGCGCACATGACGACTGTGTGATGACGCTGGTGATTCTCGGATGGTTGACGGCACAAAGTGGATTTGAAAATTATGTGGGTCTGTCGATGCGTCGCATGCTCATGAACCAAGCGGAACCCGTTACGCTGGAGGAACCGTTTATAGGGTTTTTTGATGTACAACCAGAAGTCACATGGGAAGATGCAACATCGTCACGATATGCGGTGGTGGAGGATACGGATTTCTGGAAAACGTAAATCCCTAAATAACCATGTCGCCGCATAACAACGGCTTATTTCAGTCACTTACTCCATATTAGGAGAATGTTCTATGGCATTTCAAGTTTCGCCGGGCGTCAACATTTCAGAAATTGATCTGACCGCTGGCGTTCAAGCAGTTTCTCTTTCCGCAGGTGGTTTTGCTGGCCCGTTTCAGTGGGGCCCAGGCCTCGATGTTATCAATGTTAGTTCGGAAGAAGACTTGGTGCGTAAGTTTGGCAAACCAGATACAAACGTCTACGAATACTGGTTCACTGCGCAGTCGTTTCTGTCGTATTCCAACCAGTTAAAAGTGGTGCGTGCGCTGAGTGCGCGAGCACTGAATGCAACTGCCGCATTCAAGACGCTGACAGGTACTGTTGCGAATTCTAGTGCGACTGCATTGACAGGCACCGGGACACTCTTTCAGACAGAACTGAAAGTTGGTCAGAAGATCGTATTGGCCGGTAGCGTGGAAGCTACTGTCAACTCTATTGCCAGCAACACCTCGCTGACGGTGACGTCGGCGCTGTCGAATGCTGTGTCAAGTGCAACAGTCGCCGCGTATGGCGTGCTGGTGCAGAATGATGCGGATCACGACAACAACTACGCGTCAGGTGCTTCCGGATATGGCCTTGCATCCGCAAAATGGCCGGGCGATCTTGGCAACTCACTCAAAGTGAGTCTGTGCCCCAGTGCTGGCGCATTTAGCAACAGTGGCCTTACGGGCACACTTTCGCTGACTGCGGATAGCACCAGCGTGTCTGGCTCAGGCACATTGTTTTCCGGCGAACTGCTTGCTGGTGATTACATTGTGGCGAACGGAAAGTCATATCAAGTGTCATCCGTCGCGAGCAACACGGCATTGACGCTCGCAGAAGCTGCAGACGATACGGGTTCATTCACGACAGGTAACTGGTCGCGCAAGTGGGAATATAACTCACTGTTTGATGCGGCGCCGGGTACAAGTGATTGGGCTACGGCTCGCAGCGGATCGACAGATGAACTGCACGCGGTTGTCGTCGACCAAGACGGTCTGTTTACAGGCGTTCCCGGTACCGTGCTTGAGCGTTTTGCGTTCCTGTCAAAGGCATCGGATGCAAAGACGCTCAATGGCGATTCCAACTACTACGCAAACGTGCTCAACCGTCAGTCTGCATACGTATGGTGGATGGGTCACGTGGGCACCACAACCAACTGGGGTTCACCCTCAACGGGTCTGACGTTCGGTGCTGCGGTATTGCCATACACGAAGTCGCTTGATGGCGGCAACGACGCGAACGAAGTGATCAGTGCGGGTGAAGTGCAGACTGCGTACGATCTGTTCGCAGATGCGGATCAGTACGACATCTCGTTACTCGCAGCGGGCCCCGCGTCAATGGCTACCGCTGGATACCTCATCAGCAACATTGCAGAAGTTCGCAAGGATTGCGTGGTGTTCGTTTCACCGCTCAAGGCTAGCGTGGTCGACAACGCAGACAACGAAGTGGATGACGTGATTGGAGATCGTAACGATCTGCCTTCAAGCAGCTACGCGGTGATGGATAGCGGGTGGAAGTACACCTACGACAAGTATAACGACGTTTATCGGTGGGTGCCGCTCAACGGCGACATGGCCGGTTTGGCAGCACGCACGGATACGACCAACGATCCGTGGTTCTCACCCGCAGGGTTCACGCGTGGCAATATCAAGAACGTCGTGAAGTTGGCGTGGAATCCGAAGCAAGCCGACCGCGACGACATCTACAAGGTGGGAGTCAATCCTGTCGTGAGCTTCCCCGGACAGGGCGTCGTGCTTTACGGCGATAAGACGTTGCTGAGCCGTCCGAGTGCGTTTGACCGTATCAATGTGCGCCGTCTCTTCATTGCATTGGAAAAGACGATTGCACGCTATGCCAAGAGCCAACTCTTTGAGTTCAACGACGAGTACACGCGTTCCGCATTCCGGAATGTGGTGGAGCCGTATCTGCGGGATGTGAAAGCACGCCGCGGCGTTACTGACTTCTTAGTCGTGTGCGATACCACAAACAACACACCAGCAGTGGTGGATGCAAATCAGTTTGTGGGTGACATCTATGTGAAGCCTTCACGTTCAATCAACTTCATTCAGTTGAATTTCGTGGCGGTTCGTTCAGGCGTTTCGTTCCAAGAAGTCGTGGGGGCGGTGTAAGTACTTACACCGCATTCCACAGCCAAGGAGTATAACAAGTTATGGCATTCAATCTCGATCAGTTTCGCAATACGCTCATCAACGGCGGTGCCCGTCCCTCGCTCTTTGAGATGGAACTTCGTTGGCCTGCAAGCGTTTCGACTGGCCGTCTCGCGGAACAGCTATCGCGATTCATGGTCAGCGTGTCGGAAATTCCAGCTTCGACCATTGGAACGGTTCCCGTTTCGTATTTTGGTCGGAAGCTGAACTATCTCGGCGACCGCACGTTTGCGACGCTGAGTGTGACGGTGATGAACGATGAGAATTTTGCGATTCGTAAGGCACTCGAAGAGTGGATGGATCGTATGTCAGGGCATCGTTCCGCCACGTCGCAGTATCGTGGCGGCATTCAGTCAGGTAACTTTGTGAGCGATCTGTCGCTGACGCAGTTCGGTCGTGAAGGCAACCGTCTTCGTACCTACAACTTCATTGGTGCGTTTCCTAACAATCTGGGCACGATTAGTCTGGATTGGAGCACGAATGATTCCATTGAAACGTATACGTGCGAGTTCACCTATCAGTGGTGGGAAGTGTCGGGTCAGATTCCAACACGCGATAACCCGACTCTGACGGTCGACGTTACCGTCGGATAAGTAGAGATAATATTCGAGAGGTACCCTTCGGGGTACCTCTCAGAAGGTGATTACATGCCACGTTTATTTGGCTTTGAATTTGATTTCAATCGTAAGTCGTCGGCCCCAACTGCATCATTAGTCGCCCCAACCTCGAATACCGTTAGCTTTGTTCCACCGGATAATCAAGATGGCGCGCTCAATGTGCAATTTGGCACTGCTGGTGGCTACTTTGGATACTATCTCGATCTTGATGGCACGGTTGTTGATGACTTTCAACTCATCAACCGCTATCGAGAAATGCAGATTGTGGCTGAAGTTGATGAAGCTGTCGATCAAATCGTCAATGAACTTGTAGTGCAGGATGCGGATCGCATTCCCGTTTCACTGAATTTGGATTATGTGGATTTGGGAGAAGAATTCGAAGCCCGTCTACACGCAGAATTTAACAACATTCTCAAGATGTTGAACTTCCACCGCGATGCATACAGCATTGTGCGTCAGTGGTATGTGGATGGCCGTCTCTATATGCACTGCGTCATCGACGAAAAGAATCCCCAAGACGGTATTCAAGAACTACGCCTTGTCGATCCGCGCACGATTCGAAAAGTGCGTGAAGTGGCGCGCAAGCGTCATCAGCAAGGACAGTTTGATATCGTAGAAGTTGTACGCGAGTACTTCGTCTACAACCCAATGGGGTTTGTGGCACCCTCGAACATTTCTGGTTCCACAAATCCCACAGCGGCATTACTGAATTATAACGGCATTCGTATCACTACCGATTCGATAGCGTTTTGCCCGTCAGGCCTGTACGACGCCAATAAGAAGACCGTGCTCTCATGGTTGCATAAGGCGATCAAGCCGCTCAATCTCCTACGCATGATTGAAGACTCATGCGTGGTGTATCGCGTCTCCCGTGCACCAGAACGTCGTGTGTTCTACATTGACGTGGGTAATCTTCCCAAGCAAAAAGCGGAACAATATCTGTACGACATAATGCAGCGGTATCGTAATAAGCTGGTCTATGATGTGGGCACAGGTGAAATTCGCGACGACCGCAAGTTCATGTCGATGCTGGAAGACTTTTGGTTGCCACGACGCGAAGGCGGAAAGGGTACCGAAATACAGACGCTACCTGCAGGGCAGAATCTATCGCAGATGGAAGATGTCGATTACTTCCGCAAGAAGTTGTACCGCGCTTTGGGATTGCCTCCGACGCGTACGGAATTCGGTCAAGGGTTTCAACTGGGCCGCGCAACAGAAATCACTCGCGACGAATTGCGGTTTAGTAAGTTCGTACACCGTCTACAAACCCAATTTCAGTACTTGTTTGATCAACTACTTGAAAAACAATTGCGACTGAAAAAGGTCATGACTGAAGCGGAGTGGCACAAAATTAAGGATCAGATTCGCTACAAGTGGCAGCAAGATATGTATTTCGAAGAACTCAAAGAAAACGAAATCATGACGGCTCGCGTGAATCTCGCCACGTCACTGGAACCTTTTGTCGGCAAGTACTTCTCACAGCAATACATTCAGCGTGAAGTGTTCAAACTGACGGATGATGATCTATCCTCTATGCAAGCGGATATGGCAGATGAGTCGTCAGAAGCGTCATCATTTGATCGTGAAGCGGATGCCACATTGCGCGATACCGATAGCAGTTCGGAAACTCGCGACAATACGGTACAGATTAACCCGGCAGCGAAATCGGATGTTGTACCTCCAGCATCGAAGACGACTGCAAATACTAAATAATACCAACTATGGCCATCTCATCAGGAACCGCAAACGTTCAAATTCTCATCGACACGTCGTCACGACTCGTCGCTCGTTTTTTGTATTACACCAGTAACGGGGCGAACGAGACGGATTCACTAAAGATCAATGTGTCTACTCTTGCGGCTCGGGCATATTCATTGGTGGTCGCAAACAGCAATGTGTATGTTCAACCCGGTGCCGTTGTTGTGGGTACCACCAGCAATGCGCATGCAATCGTATCGGAATGGAACAAAGCCGTCAACACCGCAGTAATCACTGCCCTGACAGGAAACACCGCATTTGCGGATAATGAAGTGCTGACGTTTACGTTTGGCAATACTACATTGGGCACCTGTAATTCCAAGAGTTCGAGCGCATTTGTCACGCCAGCAAGAAACTTGGATATCACAAGTGTGTGGTATTCCATCAGTGCGGGTATGACGGTAGAATTAGGGTTCGGTGGCGCCTATGCGAACTCAACTGCGTATGTTGCTCCGTCAATGCTCTTATCCGGTTCCGGATATTTTGGCAAGAATGCGCTACCTGCACAACTCGATAATCCCGTGCTCAACCCGACTGGAAATTTTTACATCAGCACATATAACGATGGTACATTAGGTACAGCACTGTCATACACCGTGATCACGGAATTCCGCAAGACTGCGGGATTTGTTGCCGTACCCGGATACTAATAGAGGAAGCATCATGAATTCACTTTCACAACTCATTCAGAACGTCAAGTCGGCCTCGTGGTCGAACGCAAATCAAGTGTTTGCAGAGATTATGCAGCAGAAGGTTGCGGATCGTTTGGCATCAGAACGTCAGACGATTTTCAAGGAAGAAGCCGATGCATCGGCTTCAGCCGATGACATCAAGTATCAAGAATACTTTCGTGGCATGCTGAAGAAGCACGGCTATGACTCGCCTGCGGATATTCCGGATGACAAGAAAAACGAATTCTTTAAGTCGGTTGATGCGGGATATCAAGCCAAAGATGAGTCGTGGAAGAAGTAACGATTTTCTTTTTCTAGGAAAACACTCATGAAATTCATTACCGAAGTGTTCGAACGTGTCACCCCGCTGATTGAAGCGGTCGACAACGGTTCGAAAAACTATCAGATTGAAGGCGTTTTTCTTCAGTCAGAAGTCAAAAATCGCAACGGTCGCATTTATCCCTATGCGGTGCTAGAGCGTGAAGTCGAACGCTATAACCGCGAATACGTGCAGCAGAATCGTGCACTTGGCGAGTTGGGGCATCCTGATTCTCCACACATCAATCTGGATCGAGTGTCGCACATGATCACCAAGTTGGTGCCAAACGGCACCGATTTCGTTGGGCGTGCGAAGATCATGGATACCCCATACGGCAAAATCGTCAAGTCGTTCATCGACGAAGGTGTCAAGTTTGGTGTGTCGTCACGCGGTGTCGGGTCATTGCACGATAATGACGACGCAGCGGTCGTAGGAGAAGACTTCTATCTCGCTACCGCAGCAGACATCGTTGCAGACCCAAGTGCTCCTGAAGCGTTTGTACACGGTTTACGTGAACAGCGTGAATGGGTGTGGGATAACGGCGTGCTCTCACCGGCAGCCGTTGAACGGTTAGAGCGGCAGTTGCATGCCGCCTCGGTGAAAACGGTGCCGCAGCGCAAGCACATTGAAAGTGCGGTGTTCGAATCGTTTATGAAGGCATTACGTCAAGGTACAACTATTTCATAGAACTGCGTTTTACTAAATAAAATCTGTGGTTCATTTGAATTCCACAGAACAGTTAGAGGAGATACCCAATGAGCGAGTTAGTCAATCCCGTTTCAGCGGCTCAGTTGCAGCATCGCAATCAAGAGCCGTCACATCTTGGTGGCGCGTCGTTCGACGATCTGGGCGGCACAACACCTGAGACAGAACCCAATGCTGCTAAGATTGACGCCGCGAAGGGTGTCAAAGGGCAGGATACATCCATTCCACGTTCAGTGGCCGCAGAGCCTTCACACCTGAAGGGCGTTGTGGAAGACGACGAGAAGGAAGTGGAAGTGGCGTTTGGCGACGACGAGGTCAAGGCCGAAGAGGTTGACGATCTCGACAAGGCGCTCGACGAAGCGATGGAAGACGAGCCGGCGAAAGTTGACGTGAAGGTCGACGAAGAAGCCGACGACGACGAAAAGAAGATCGCTGAAGAGGCCGACGACGAGAAGAAGGCAGACGACGTGCACGAGAGTGCGGATGCGGATGCTGACGACGAGAAGAAGATGGATGAGGAAGCCGACGACGAGAAGAAGATGGACGAGGAAGACGACGACGAGAAGAAGGTCGAAGAGTCAGTCTCCATTCGCGTCAAGATGCCAAAAGCAAACATCTTCGAGAGCGCCGGATTCGATGCGTCACAGCAAAAGCGCGTGGCCGCAATCTTCGAGAGCGCCATCAAGGATACCACCAAGCAGGTGAGCACGAAGTTGAACGAGCACTACAAGGCTCGCTACTCGCAGAAGCTCGCGGTTGCGGAACAGAAGCTCACGGATCGTCTGAACACCTACCTGTCGGTGGTGGTCGAGACGTGGATGGAAGAGAATCGCGTGAACGTGCGCAAGAACCTGCGTACAGAACTCGCGGAAAATTTCTTGAATGGTCTTCAGTCACTGTTCAAGGAAAGCTACATTGACGTGCCGGAAAGCAAGGTTGATGTGGTCGAGACGTTGACTTCGCGTGTTGAAGCTCTGGAAACAAAGCTGAACGAAGAACACACGAAGAACTTGAAGTTGCGTCGGTTGGCAGAAGCCGCAAACAAGAAGCGTATTGTTGCGGAGTTTGCTCGTAATATGAGTGAAACACAAGCGGCGAAGCTGGCTAAGCTCGCTGAAAACACTGATTATGTGGATGCGAAAGACTTCCGTGAGAAGTTGGGGATGTTGAAGGAAAGTTACTTCGGTGCAAAGGAAACAAAGATGGACCGACTGCCTGAGGAAAATGTGCAGGTGGTTAGTGAGAATACTACCAAGGTGAAGAGCGAAGCGGATGCGGTGGCAGACGCGATCTCTCGTCAGGTGAAGTCAAACTGGTAACAGTTGGATTTTACTAAATAGTTTTCACGCGATGTCATAGACACGCTTTTTAGGAGTTAACTACAATGGCCGATTTTCTGTCAGAAGACGTTAAGAACAAGTGGTCGAAGGTGATCAATCACCCCGATCTGCCCGAAATCAAGGAGTCGTGGAAGAAGAAGGTCACCACGATGATGCTGGAGAACACCGCCCGCGAAATGGCGAAGGCTCAGCAGATCAACGAAGATGCTCCCGCGAACCAGTCGGGTGCGTTTCCGAGTGCGACGAACCTTAAGGGTTTTGATCCGATCCTGATCTCCCTGATTCGCCGTGCAATGCCGAATCTGATCGCGTACGATCTGTGCGGCGTGCAGCCGATGACGGGCCCGACGGGTCTGATCTTCGCAATGAAGTCGAAGTACTCGTCACAGGGTGGCGATGAAGCTCTGTTCTATGAGGCGAACACTGCGTTCGCGTCAGCAGGCCTCGGTAGCCCTGCATCACAGACAGGCACACTGCCGTCAGGTAACTCGTCGGCGCTGTCGAACAGCACCAACTATACCTACGCCGGTGGTATGTCAACGCTCGTGGGTGAAGGTCTTGGTACCTCAGGCAACACCGCAATCCCCGAGATGGCATTCTCCATCGACAAGGTGACGGTGACTGCAAAGACCCGTAAGCTGAAGGCAGAATACACCATCGAAATCGCTCAGGATCTGAAGGCGGTTCATGGTCTGGATGCTGAGACTGAGCTTGCGAACATTCTATCGGCGGAAATCCTCGCGGAAATCAACCGTGAGATCATCCGCACGATCTACTTCGGTGCCGTTGCTGGCGCAAACAACAACGTTGCGACCGCGGGCGTGTTCGACCTCGATACGGATTCGGATGGCCGCTGGATGGTTGAGCGGTTCAAGGGTCTGTTCTTCCAGATCGAGCGCGATGCCAACGCAATCGCAAAGGCCACCCGTCGTGGCAAGGGTAACATCGTGCTCTGCTCGTCAGACGTCGCGAGTGCCCTCGCTGCTGCGGATTTCCTGAGCTACGACAGTGCGTATGACGCCAAGCTGTCGGTGGACGACACGGGTTCGACCTATGTCGGTACTCTGCAGGGTCGCTACAAGGTCTACATCGATCCGTACGCACCTGTGAACGATGCTCAGCACTTCGTGGTGGGCTATCGCGGTAACAGCCCGTATGATGCAGGTTTGTTCTACTGCCCGTACGTGCCGCTGCAGATGCTCCGCGCACAGGATCCGAACAGCTTCCAGCCGAAGATCGGCTTCCAGACCCGCTACGGCGTGGTTGCGAATCCGTTCAGCAACGCTGACGGCACTTCGGATGGTTCGATTGTGTCACGTTCGAATCAGTACTATCGGCTGGTCAACGTAAGAAATCTAATGTAGTAAAAAGTGTACACTTTGATAGTGTACGCGTAACATGGCCGCCGTGGAGTTTATTCAGACTCCACGGCGGTTTTCTTTTTCCTCCATGTTTTCCAATAACATGCACTACATAATCCTTTAGCTAAATGCGGTCGTTCTGGATGGCAGGTTACGTGAACATCCCGATACACACCTCGTTTTTTTCCAGTCATTCGTTGCCTCATCGCCTCTACATGTTCAGGCTTCATCTTCTTTCCACGTTTCGCCTGAGATATTTTTTCCCGAGTTTCTTTCGAATGTGAACGCCCAGCCATCGGATGTCGCCCATTTGCGGCCCGTTCTTTTGCACGCTGACTAAGAAGTTCTCGCGTTTTTTCTGAACGAGGAGTGTGTTTTGTTCCTTTTGCGTGTGAATTTCCCTTCATTCGCTCCGACATCTGCCGTTTCCATTCCGCACTTTTAGGTACTCCCTTATTGACCGCAGACATGCGCACTCTCGTCTCTGCCGCAATAGTTTCGCGTAAAGACGCATAGAGACGACCTGTTATTCGCACATGTGCGTATGCAGGATTGCGGCTGTCAATCAGTCGTTTGGCGGCAAGTGACATACGCGCTTTTGCTACTCCAGTAGACATGCGCACCAAACACAAATGACACACAAAATGTTCTTTGGGTGTGAGACAGACAAGATTATTCGCATCGTCGGTGCCTCCCAAAGCTTTTGGCACAATATGATGCTTCTCGTGGTATCCTTGAAGCACGCGTGTCTTTGCTCGTTCTACAATTTGATGGTAAATGCGTGTGTAATCCATGCATGTATTTAGATACCTTTACCTTTCAGTAACACAATCCGTTTATTTTGTTCGCCAACGCACTCCTAAATACTTGATATGGAACTTCCACAAGACTACACGCCGTCACTCTTTCAGCAGGCCACAAACGGCCTCTACGGCAATCACTTTCGGTTCACGATTGATAGACTGCCAGACTTGTCGTTTTTCATCCAGTCAGTGCAATTGCCTAGTGTGACGTCAGGTATGGTGTTGCAACACAACCCCTTCTCCACCGTACACCATACGGGCGATCATCTCTCCTACAGCACATTTGAAGTCAAGTATATCATCGATGCACATTTCAAGAACTACTTCAGTCTGTACTATTGGATGAAGGGATACGGATTTCCGCATTCGTTTGAAGAAGTTGTACAGTTTCGCGCCAAGCAAGAATCATTAGTAGGAGCAGTACGACCGAAAGCGATCATGCTGGAAAAAACACATGCCACACTACAGGTGCTGACGCCAGATACGAGTGCGATCATTGCCGAAATTCATTATGATGACATTTTCCCCTTTGAGTTATCGGCCGTCTCATTTGAAACCACCGACAGTGAACCGCCGTTGCTCACGACAACATGCTCTTTTGCATGTTCCAATTTCGATATTCGCTTGCATACAGAGTAAACATGTAGTATCATATCCGCATGACGCTTGATGACTATTTGAATGAATGGCGGAATGATGCGGATCTCGACTTATCTGCCCTTGATGAAGCGGCGCGTAATGTGCCGTTGCTGCATGCAAAATGGTGGAAGTATTACTCACACGAACGTCTGCGCTATCGCATGGTCGATAGTGAATACAAACTACTCTATCGACAGAAGTGGGAATACTTTTTAGGCAAGATGGATGATGTGGAACGTGTCAGACTGGGATGGGATCCTCTGCCTCTGAAAATCCTCTCACAAAACGTGGATGTCTATATCGAAGGCGATCCGGATATTCAAACCGCGTTAAAAAAGAAAGCACTGCTTGAAGAAATCCTCAAGTTTCTTGAAGATGTGTTGAAGCAAATCAACCAACGCAACTACCATGTGAAAAACTGCATCGACTTCTTACGTTTCCGTAACGGCGTGCTCTAATCCTCTAAATAGGCACATGACTCTTGTGCCTATTGACCATGTCTGGATGCGAATCGAATGCGACGATCATGTAGCACGAGAACTGCATGATTACTTCGCATTCGATGTGCAGTCAGCAAAGTTCATGCCGCAGTTTCGTAAACGGCATTGGTCGGGAAAAATTCACCTCTTCAAACTTCGCGGGCACCTTATCTATCGAGGATTGCTGGCCCGTGTCTTAGAGTTTGCCGCACAACGTCAATATCCTGTTACCAATCTGATACCGCCTGCTGTAGTGGATACGTCATCGCTGATACCGCGTCTGGAACGCGCAGCACGAAAACTGCCTCACGAACTGCGCTCATATCAACATGACGCGATTGTCGCGATGCTCACACAACAACGTGGAATCGTTCTTTCTCCTACTGGCAGTGGTAAATCATTGATCATTTACTTGCTCACGTGTTTGTTGCAACAGCGTACCTTGATCGTGGTGCCAACCACAAGTCTGGTGTCGCAGATGGCATCAGACTTTGTGTCGTACGGGTTCAATGCAGATTTTATTCAAACCATTCAAGCTGGTCGTGAGAAAGACATTAATGCACCTGTCGTGGTTTCAACATGGCAGTCAATCTATGAGATGCCTCCAGAATACTTTGAACAGTTTGGAACGATCATTGTCGATGAAGTGCATCTTGCGAAGGCCAAGTCACTGACGGGCTTGCTAGAAAAGTGCGTCTCAATTGCAAACCGCTTTGGATTTACGGGCACGCTTGACGACACACAAGCGCATCGACTGATTCTTGAAGGTTTGTTTGGTGATGTGGTGCGCGTCACGACTACCAAACAACTCATGGAACAACAGCATCTGACGCCGCTTCAGGTGAAAATGTGTGTGCTCAAATACCCGAAAGATGAGTGTCGGAATCTACGTCGAGCAATCTATCAAGATGAAGTGGAGTTTTTGGTACAGCATCCCGTGCGTCTTCAGATTGTAGCTCAATTGGCGGCATCCACGCGTGGAAATGTGCTGGTGCTTTTTAACTATGTGGAAAAACACGGAAAACCGTTGCATGCCGCAATTTGCAACTTAGCATCTCATCGGAATGTGCATTTCATCTCCGGAGACATTGCGGCTGATGAGCGAGAACGCATTCGGCAATTGGTGACGGAGGGTCGCGATCATATTATTGTGGCATCATACGGTACTATGTCTACTGGTGTGAATATTCCCAATTTGGATGCCTTAGTGTTCGCATCCCCATCGAAGTCTAAGATTCGTGTGTTGCAGTCAATTGGCCGTGGATTACGATTGGCGGAAGGAAAGACGCATGCCAAATTGATTGACTTTGTGGATGATCTTCGTGTGGGTGCCTCTGTCAATCATACATTCCGACATGCCGAACAACGTGTACAATATTACACCAGTGAGCACTTTCCATTTTCCATGCATGAAATGTCGTTGGAAGATTGGTATCGATGCCTGAAAATGCCTACGGATACTTAAGTTACTTAAGTTATAGATTTGATAAGATTCTAAGTACTAGATACTATAAGAATATAGTATTTTTTTTCTCTCTCTTTGCTCACGTTTAGTTTATCATGAATATGTAATGCTGTCAACTCCCCTTATTTGTGCGGTTGTCATGCATGTAGTATAATGTAAAAACTATGGAGGTGACATGTCGTCTAGTGCCGAACATTACGTCGATAATAAAGCATTTTTAGCGGCGTTACGTGATTATCGCCGTGCGTGTCGAAAAGCAAAACAGTTGAATCGACGTGTGCCGCCCATTCCAGAATTTGTTGGTGAATGTTTCTTACGCATTGCGACACATCTGTCGTATCGACCCAACTTTATCAACTACACGTTTCGTGAAGATATGATCTCGGATGGCGTGGAAAATTGTCTGATGTATATGCACAATTTCAATCCACGCAAATCCAAAAATCCTTTTGGATATTTCACCTCTGTGATCTACTATGCGTTTGTGCGGCGCATTCAGCGAGAACGCAAGCACACCTATCTCAAGTATCGTTTGATGGAAGACGCGATCATTTCGGGGGATACGCAAACGTCTCCGGATGGTAGTGGCCACTTTCACGTCGATACGGAGATGCTGTCGTATGAGAATGTGCAAGAGTTTATTCAACGATTTGATGAGTATCACGACAAACGTCGCGAACGTCGTCGTGAGATGAAACAAAAAACCAGCCGAAAGAAGACACGCAAATCAAAAATGGCGATTGAATAATATGGCAAAGATAGCGGTAATATCTGATAGTCACTTCGGTGTGCGGAACGACAGTGCTGTTGTTCTTGAATGGCAACACAAATTTTTGAATGATGTCTTTTTTCCGGCACTGGATACTCATCATGTGACGCATGTATTGCATGGCGGCGACTATGGTGATCGTCGCAAGTTTGTAAACTTCTCCACTGCTCGGTTCATTGAGCAGGCCTATCGCGCACCGCTACGACAGCGAAACATCATTGAGCACGTCATCATTGGCAATCACGATTGCTTTCTTCGCGATAGCACACACATCAATTCTGTAGAAGAGTTGTATCGTCATGATCCCTCTCTCGTCATTCATAGTGAACCGACAGAGATTAGTATTGCGAATACGGATATTTTGTTATTACCGTGGGTCTGCGATAGCAATCGTGCGGCATCGATGAAATATATTGAACACTCTCGCTGTGCCATCGTGTTAGGGCATTTGGAAATCAGCGGGTTTCAAATGTATCGTGGTATGCCAAATCATGAGGGTCTGTCGCCAAACTTGTTTGATCGTTTCAAACTCGTCATGTCAGGGCACTTTCATCATCGTTCGTCGAATGGCCCGATTCACTATCTCGGTGCACCCTATGCGATGGTCTGGAGCGACTATCGCGATCCTCGCGGGTTTCATTTGTTGGATACCGACACACACGAATTGACGTTTATTGAGAATCCGTATAGTATGTTTGCGCGATTGGTGTATGACGATGCCGATCAGCCACCTTCGTATATTGAGCAGATATTGGCAGACGTCACGACCGCACAGTCACCGTATGCGAATGCGTATGTCAAAGTGATCGTCAAAACCAAAACGCAACCATACTGGTTTGATTTGCTGATGGATGCATTGGCAAAAGTCAATGCGCAGGATGTGATTGTGGTCGATGACGTGCAGCAAGCGCACATTGATGACCCGGAGGCAGAACATACAGCATCCGCAGACATCGATACGCTCTCCTTGATGACAGAATATGTGTCAGACTTATCCGTCACTTGTGATAAAATGGAGCTTCAGACGTATCTACAAAATACGTATCGTGAGGCGTTGACACAGAGTCAATCGGTGCGAATCTAATCTATGATTATTTTTGAGCGCGTACGCTATCAAAATTTCCTTGCGACAGGCAATGTGCCTATTGACATTGCGCTGAATCAACATGCCACAACGTTGATTATCGGTCGAAATGGTGCAGGGAAATCGACGATGACGGAAGCGGTGTGCTTTGCGTTGTTTGGTCGTGCCCTACGCAACATCAACAAACCGACACTGATCAATGCAATCAATGGCCGCGATGCACTCGTCGAACTCTGGTTTCGACATAATGAGCATGCGTATTACATCAAACGTGGTATCAAACCGAATGTGTTTGAAATCTATCGCGATCAAGAATTGATCCCCCCGCCAGCATCACTATCGGATTATCAGACGATGCTGGAAGAGCATATTCTTGGCATGCATTACAAGAGCTTCATGCAGATCGTCGTACTTGGAAGCGCATCGTATGTGCCGTTCATGCGCTTGACATCTGCCGCTCGGCGTGAGATTGTAGAATCATTATTGGATATTGAGATCTTCAGCACCATGAGTGTGCTGACGAAAGATGAACTCGCGAATGTGAAGTCGCAGATCGAGCAATTAACGCAGCAGCGTACATTGCTTGAAGAACAAAAACGGATGGCAGAAACGTTCACCGCGCACGTGACGGATGAGCAAGAGCATACTGTCGCGCTCATCGACCAGCAGTTAGCAGAGACGCAGACGACGATGCAGCGTACGCGAGATCGCATTGCAGAATTAGAAACGGCGATTCGCACCTATGATGAAATTCGCACCGCATGTGAGGAAGCGGAACGAAAAGTCACAGAGTATGCACAAACATTGAAAGCGATGGTGACGAAAGAAAAGAAGCTTCAGAAAGAACATGAGTTCTATGAGGCGCATGATACATGCCCGACATGTGCGCAAATGATTACCGAAATATTCAAGCAACAGAAATTTACGACGTTGGAAGAAAAACATGCCAGTTTGACGGTAGCGATGGCGCAATGTCAAACACTGCATACGCGATACACCAAAAAGATTGATGAGTATCAAACCGCGTTGGCCGACGCACACGCGCTCTCGCAGGAACAGCATACGCTTCATGCGCAGCAACCGTTATATGAGCAGCGTGTACGACAATTGACAAAAGAACGCGTGAAAGCATTAGAACCCAAACCCGCGATTGGTGTTGATGCCGAAGATATTCAACGACGATTGCAGGATGTGATTACAACGCATACGGATGCTGCACGACGCAAGAGTGTCTTGGATGTCGCGAATGCGCTGCTCAAGGATAGCGGTATCAAATCGCGCATCATCAACCACTATTTGCCGATCATCAATAAGCAGATCAACACGTATTTGACGGCCATGGATTTTCCGATTTACTTTACATTGGATGCGGAATTTGAAGAGCACATGCAATCACGGCATCGTGACGACTTTACCTACGATTCGTTTAGTGAAGGTGAGAAGAAGCGTATCGATTTGGCGTTATTGCTGACGTGGCGAGCAATTGCACAACTTAAGAACAATGCCTCATGTAACTTGCTAGTGCTTGATGAGGTGTTCGATAGCTCGTTGGATGGAAATGGCACCGATGAGTTTTTGAAGATTATTCAGACGCTTGAAAAGGCCAACGTTTTTGTGATTTCACATAAAGATCAAATGATCGATAAATTTCACCATGTATTGCACTTTGTGAAGGAACGAGGATTCTCATGTCTGCGGGCGTAATGACAAAGCGTGAACCATTTCCGATTGCGCGGATCCATCCATTATTAGATGACTTGACCGTCAATCGCACGTTTGACGAAATTCTTGCGATGACGGATGCGGAGTTTGAGGCGTATGTCGTGCACATGCGTCAGTCATTCTTATCATATTGGAATGACGAAAACTTGCCGCCGCGACGTGGATGGTCAGAGCAAGAAATCGATGATGAGTTTGTGCAGTTAGCAGGGTTCGATGTGCAGAAGATGTGGAAGCAGGATACGCTGTCGAATCGACGTGTGATCCACAATACGCATGTCAGTCTTGGCAGTGCCGTGAATGCGTGGCATGCCGGAAACATGTATCGAGTGCGCATCAACTATACAGAGAAGGATGATGGCCGCAGCATCTATGACTTCTTCGCGAAGCCAGAACTGTTTCAGCGATACCTGCCCTACGCACGCCGACACTTTCTGCGTGATAGCTTCTACATGTTTGCAGTAACAGTCGTGAGTGGAGATACGCTTCGACATCGCCCAGAAATTCAACCGCGCAATGCATATACGTTCATTGATCAATTTGCTGCACATGAGCGGGCGTATGGTGAGCAAGAATTGTTACTGGAGGCGAAACCGTTAGCGCGCCGTGAACAGCAATACACAGGCTACAACGATAAGATGCGCACCAGTGAACTCATGACGCTGACGTATGCGGAATTGCAACGTGTTGAAGCTGAGCAGTTGTTACCATCAACCGCGTATCGCAATGTGTTAGCAAAGCATCGCAACGACGAGTATGAGTTTCATCTGCGCATCTACGAGAAGGGGCAGCGGCTGTTTCCCAATCTGTTTCGCAGCTTCCGTATTTCTATGTGTCAGTATGCGGTCAATTTTCCTCCGCTGACAGCGAAGTTGTTATACGAAACGTTTTTGCAGCACGTTACTGCGCCTTCTGTGACGATATGGGATCCGTCATCCGGTTGGGCCGGGCGTCTCATTGGTGCGATGTCGTATAATCGACAACTACCGTCAGGTGCCATGCAGCAACTACGCTACATTGGCACTGATCCGAATCCTGCATTCTATACGAAGACCACGAGTATCTACAGCACGATTGCAGAACGCTACAATCACATTCGGTTTGAAAACTCGTTATTCGATGAACCGCATGCACATACCGTGCATCAGTTGGGGAGTGAGTTGTTTCACACGACTGCGGATTTTCAGAAGTTCAAAGGCACAGGTGATCTGGTTTTTTCTAGCCCTCCATATTTCAATCGAGAAGCGTACAGTGAAGACGAGAACCAGAGCTATAAGAAATACACGTCATATGATTTGTGGCGTGATGGGTTCTTGCGACCAACGTTGCAGAATGCATACGACTTCCTGAATCACAAACGGTATTTGTTGTGGAACATTGCTGACTTAAAAGTGGGAAAGAAGTATCTTCCGCTGGAGCAGGATAGCATTCGTATCGCGCAAGAACTTGGTTTCGAATACAAAGAAACCGTGCTGATGGCGCTCATGAACATGCCTGGCGCGAATCGCGTCACTGAAGACGGAGAAGCGACAGCGAAGAATTTCCTCAAACTTGAAAATGGAAAGATCATGAAATATGAGCCTGTGCATGTCTTCTGGAAGCCCTAATCGATATGCATGACGTACCGTTGTGGTCTGGTGGCAGTTATGCCGTGGGATGGTGGCACACAGTACCTGACGGTTCGCACGTCACCTATATAGAGATATAACCCGCTGTGAGACGCGCTTTCGAGGCGTCTGACAGCTTTTGTTGCTCATAGGAGAACACACATGACTGCACTTACCCCTCTTCGTCAATTTCTGACGGCTGTCGAAAGTACCTCATTTCCCCAAGAATTTCACCAATACTCGGTCGGGTTCGACCGATTGTTTGATGAATTAGCGTATGCCACTCGGCACGTTGCATCTGCCCAGAACTATCCACCGCACAACATTCTCCAGTTTGGAGAACACGAATTTGCTATTGAACTTGCGCTTGCAGGATTCGATATAAGCGATTTGGATGTCTCGGTGGAGCGTGGAGTGCTTTCCATCAAAGGAACGCGTCCTGAGCCGTCTAATGCGGAAACAGCACCCAAATATCTGCACCGGGGTCTTGCACTCCGAAGCTTCGTCAAGGAGATCCCGTTGGCAGACGATATCTACGCAAAAGATGCGTCGTTTGAGCATGGTATTCTACGCATTCAATTAGAACGGGTACTGCCAGAAAAGGATAAACGACGGCAGATTACCGTCACACCGTCAGCACCGTAACACCATAGACGAACACTGATCGTGAGCATGGATAAGGGAAGAGGCTTCGGCTTCTTCCCTTTTTGTTTTGCTAAATAACCATGAGGAACCCATATATGCCCAGCCCGTCTGAAATTGTCTTAAGTGCCGCATTGAAAGAATTGATGGCCAACCTGTATGTCATGTACCTTCGTGCGCATGGCGCGCATTGGAATGTAGAAGGAATGCTGTTCGCTCCACTGCACAAGTATTTCGGTCAACTCTACGAAGACGTCTTTGAGTCGATTGATCCGATTGCGGAAGCGTTACGCCAGCATGATGTCTACGCACCGTATACGCTGTCGCACGTCGCAAAATTAGCGACGATTGCTGACGCGCAGTTGGTGAACGGTCAGCCGACTCCGCTGTTGCAGGATTTGGTGGGAGTGAACTCGCAGGTGCAAACGTCGTTGGCGAAAGCGTTTCGCGCGGCCGAATCCGCAGGAGATTTGGGGTTGGCCAATATCCTGCAAGATCGGATGGCAGCGCATCTCAAGCATGCGTGGCAGTTACGCGCACACCTGAAGAACTTCGACTAGTCGTTACGTCAGTTACGCAACGACGGTCGATGATTGACGTATTCAATATTCGACTGCACATAGAACCACGGGCATGACGCGTCGTGTGGTTCCTGTTGTGATTTCTGACAGTGCCAACACCGCACTATCATAGGTTGACCGATTTCAGAAAGTTTAGACATCGAGGAATCAGTCACATACGGCGGCGTCGTCAAATGAAATCGGCGAATTAGAAAGTCAAGATGCTGCGTCAAGCGGATGTTTGACACTTGCAAGTCTCGACAGGTGCGCTCTAACGTGAGATTACGACGATAGATGGTGTAGCTATAGGCACTGATTGTGACCACAGCAGCCAACCAAACGATATTGTTTCCGAAGATCATCCACCCCATAGCTATCCTCTAAAAAATATGCCGTGATGAGAAGTCACCACGGCATATATAGCTTACATACTATCTCACAAACTTACTCATCATCATCCAAGACATCCGAGAAAAACTTCTTGATGTCATCTTCATCAGCAGCCGCGGGCTTGGTCGCCAGCTTCGGTGCGGGCTTGGCGGCCGCCTTCGACACGGGTGCGCTCTTCGGAATCACTTCCTCCTCAATCGCCTGCGCAGCGGTTGACGGCCCTTCCACTTCACCGCTCAACGTGCGCGTGAAGCGGCTTTCGAGTTCTTCGTAGTTCTTGAACTGGGCTTCCGACACGAGTTCCGTGAGCGAGAATTCGCTTTCCCACGTCTTTTCTTTCTTCGCGTCGTCGTCTTCAAACAGTTCTGACGGTTCAGCGAACTCTGACTTGTCATAGTTCTGGTACCCTGCAACCTTCTGAGACTTCAGTTTGAAATCGCAGCCTTCCCACAAGTCAAACGGATTTGCGGGCTTCTGATCGGGAAACTGCGGTTCCAGCAGTTCCATGATCTTCTGGTGGATCTTCGGCCCATACTTATACAAGAACGCCTTACCGTTATTTTCCGGATGCGCAGGATCATCAAGCACCAGAATGTTGCTGATGTAGCTCTGCTTACGCTTACGCTCACGCACCGTTGCCTTATCGGATTCGATGCCGGAATTCCACAGCTTGTTGTTGTTCTTGCAGACGGGGCATGGCCGATCGCTCAGCGTCGTCGGGCAGTTCTCAATGAACCACAATCCCGTGGGGCCCTGAAACCCATGTGAGAAGACACGTGCCCACGGAATGTCTTCGTTCTTCGGCGCCGGCAGAAACCGAATCCGTGCGTATCCGATGCCCGTCTTGGGATCGACAGACAGCTTCCAAAAACGCTCGTCGGCACTGCCTTTAGTTGAAGAGGTTTTCTTGACTTCCTCGGTGAGCTTCGTCAAGAGAGAGGCGCGGTTCTTACGGAGAGACGTGAAATTTGTTGCCATGTATGCTCCTTATAAACGTAATGTGACGGTGTATGAAACGTATTATACGATGAAATACTTAGGTGTGTCAAGAAAAGAGTGTCTGCTCTCCTTCAATAGGCATCAATGAGAGTTGCGTATAGGATGACCAGAATCGTGATGCTAAAATTCGACTGTCACGCCGCCACGTGGTGTGATGCCATGCCAGCAGTTGATCGAACTTTCGAAGTCGCGTTAACCACGACCGTACCCCAAACGTAAATCCTGCGGGTTCCCGCGTTTCCCAATACTGTGGCCAATGATACCCGTATTCGTCATGGGGAATCAGCAAGAGCGCACATGCGAGATCAAGAGGAAGACTGCGGTTCATGATGTCTGCAAGACAGTCGGGCAGTACCGCTCGGCTTCCGTCAGATAGTCTCGGCGCATAGAGCCATGCATCGAGTGCATCGGGTGTGAGTCGTTTGCGTAACTCATACAAGTTTGCGAGGTAGAGCGGCATACCGTTTTCTGCGCGAGTGGAAAAATCTAATCCCGCGTTCATATTTTCTGCCGCAACAACATCCGCAATGTACGCTTTGGGTTTGAAGAAATACGCCAGCATCAGCGCCGCATGGATTTGTGAGTCAGAAAACTTGGTGGCGAGCCGATAGTAAAACTGTCGGTCACGCTGTTGCATGAAGACACCGCGTTTGACGACTCCGCGATACTTAATGAAGTCGTATGAATCTGTTGAAAAATACAAACGATACGCGGTGCTGAATTGATACACCTGTTCCGCAGTCATTTAGAATAACTCTTCGGTATTCGCCTGTAAGAGATGAAGATGCCGCGCTTCTCGCGCTAACTCCGATTTGATTCGGTCGCCCAACTTGAGAGCAATATCTTCGGGTTCAATGTTGCGTTGTTCGCAATAGTATAACACCGCATCGAGAAACGAGAGACGATGACTTGCGACGATGGATTGCAACTCTTTGGTGAGTTGTTCAGACGAGACGTTCATCACAGGCATATAATAAAGGTGCCGGGTTGTTGTCAGCAGAGCCGGCGTGCTGGTAAATAGCGTTTCCCCTACTTACGACTATGGCGTGCTTTCTGTTGCCCGGTACGACGCCAAGACCGCGCTTATGTTTATCATAAGCAGAAGCAGCGTTCAGGCTGCGAATGAGAACTGGTTGTCAGTTCTGTGTGTCTCTGTTTAACGACAGCGACGTGTCGGTAGTCTCCATAACCTCAACTCTGCTCTGTCGAAACCTTTCACCCCCCATAGGTTTATTGGTGGAGGTGGCGGCATCGAAGCCGCGTCCAAAACATGTCTCGATTACTTCATTGACTACATTTAGTATCTATTATACCACACTAATCGCTTCGCATCTCCAGATCAATGTAAAAATCCTTGATTCGCTTGAAAAGTTCTTGGTAATGAAGCTTCGGTTGTGTGACAAAAACTTGCAATCCTTCTGGCGAAGCTACTGGAATAACAATATGTTTTGCTTGCATTCCTGTTAGTTCATACAAAGCAAGACTGTAGAACGTACCTTGAAGGTAATAGTCGCCAACATATTCGGGGCGTTTCGGCCGATTCGCTTGCTTAAAATCGACAATCGCCAATGCACCATCAACGGTGGCAATCATGTCGGTACGACCCGCAACTGCGAGTTTGCGTGAATAGAGATCGCATTCCTGACCGTAGACACCCGTGATATGCGCATCGAGCCATGGCGATAGATGCTGCCACAGTTCATTGACGTGGGGTTCAATTGTGCCAATGGGATGATTACCGACGTATTCCTCAACCAGCGCATGCAGTTTCTTACCACGCCCAGACGCAGCTTGTGAGACGCGTTGTGCTTCTTGATGGCCCACGCGCCGTTTCCACGCTTCCAATTGCGGTTTGGGTTTTGCACCGAGTACCCGTGTGATAGACGGATAATGCACGCCGGAGTCTGCACCGTTGAGCACGTGATAAACGCGACCGGTTTTCAGATTCATCTGCTCCAATGTCGGAAGCGACAGTGGAGGATAGTGATGAAACATGATGTTAGTCGATGTTGATGGTCGAGCGACGGTGCCGTTTCTTAATGTCGCGCAAAATGTCTTTGAACGCTTCAGGCGTCTTCAATCCGCCGCGATTGATGGTGTACCCCACACCGGGCGCGGATGCACACCGCTCAATTGAACCGAGTTCGTTGCACTGCGGGCACGGCTGCGTGGTGGGATAGTCGCGGTTCGCAATTGTCAACTGCATATCGGTGACGGTAAAGCCGCATGAGGTGCATTGAAAATCATAATTAGGCATCATTATTCTCCGTATCGTCTTTCGCGTCTTCTTCCATCAACCATTGCTCGAAGCGAACAGACGATGCATGAGTCAACTGTACTATAGTAATCGGGCCGACCACTACTCGCAAAAAACCGGCAGCGGCGATCGCACCAATGACAAAATCTGTTGGGGTTGTACCCTGTGACAGGGCGCGCACACTACTGAAAAAGCACAGACTTCCTATCACGGTGTTAATAAGACGCGATGGGGAAATCACGCGTTCATACTCAAGGTTCAAGTTTTTCGCAATAACAGACTGCACCACACTCGAAATATCTGGCGTTGGCATGTCATCATTGGTATTCATCGATTAGAACTCCCATTCATCGTAATCTTCAAATGCTTCATGGTCTTGCGTCAAGATAGCATGCTGCAAAGTATTACGTAGTTCAGTTTTTGTTGGCGGTTTGACAATCTTGCTGTCGTAGGCATTGGGTTCTCGTTTGCGCTTTGACTTCTGTACTTTCTTGGAATCCCGAGCACGGTATTTTCCTTGCCAACTTCTCGACATGACGATGTTCCTCTCCTACCGAATAAACCGAATTTGAAATGGTTGTTCTAGCAACTGCGGAAACGCCTCTTCCACCACGTTTTTAGGGCATCGATACTTGTTGACAAACTTCTTATCTTTCAAGGCAATCAACATTTCTGCTTCAGACACATGTACACGTTCAAGTAGTTGCACAAACAGTTGTTCACGACGCAAGCGTGTCAGTGTTGGATTGCCTCCGTCGAGAAACAAATAGAGCGTTCGTAGTTCGCGAAACAAGTTCGATGGCGTCAATCCATGTGTGCCCGGATCCGCTTTGTACGGTGGTGCACCTTCTGGTAACAACCATTTTACATCAGCATGCGCTAATTGCAAAATGTAGCGCATGCCGGGAGTATCGTTTTGCCGTAAGTTGTCCACTTTGTCGGGAATTTTGACCAACTTCTGCTGACGTTCGAAGACTTCACCCAAGTTTTTATTCTTTAACATGTGCTTGCTCCAACATGAGATTACAGACATCTTGTAGCGAATGAATCGCCATGCCCATCGGGCGATTACATTTGTCGTGCCACAATCCGGTTGACCGATAAAATCCTAGCAATCGCTTACAATAGAATGACGTTTCCGAAATAAGACGTTCTTTGTGATCATCGCGTGTCAACACCACATTTGTGGTGTTTGGTGTTGACTCCGGCGTCGGAAAGGGAATCACTCGCGCCATTATTCAATAACCAGCTTCTGCACCGGCGTGCCTTCTTCAATGACCATTTCCAGCAATCGCTTCCATGTCGGCACTCGGCCTTCAAACGCATAGAACTGCTGATAGTAGAGACTCTGCACACGCAGTTGTTCCTGCATCAGCGGTTCATCGTAAGATTCCAAGGCGCGCTGCATGCCAGCTAACGTGCGATGAATCATGAGTTCCGGCCGTTCGTCGAACGGGAACATCCATGCCCACTCTGCGCACGTTTCTGGCAGCGCACCAAAGTTTGAGGTGATCGCGAGACAGCCAGACATGAGGGCTTCCTGAATCGCCATGCATGAGGTTTCCGCATAGATTGACGGATAGACAAACACATGAGATGACTGCAACGCGTCACGCACGACATCATTCGGCTGTGTGCCGTGATAGACGACGCAGGGATTATTCTTCAGCAACGTGTAGAGTGGTTCAAACTGGGCATCCGCTCCTTCCCATCCGTAGATCTTGAATGAGGAGTAGACATGCAGTTCCCAATCCTGACGAATCTTGGAGAGGGCTTCTGCGGCCGCCGCAAGAACCGCTAATCCACGATGTGGCGTCGAAGTGTAGATAAACTTGAGCTTGTTCTCCGTGCGCGGCTTTGGAAACTGCGCTTCACGAAACGGCACCGCATTCTTGATGACAACGCCTTCTGCATACGGAATGCCCAAATACTGTTGATACTGCTGTTGCTGCCAATGTGAGCAGAACACAATACGATTGAACTGTGTGCGATACGATTTATCGCGAAGGCATGCACTAGCAGGGTCTTGTGGTAGATCTTGCAACCACAGAATACGCGGTTTGTCTTCTAGCGTCACCTGTTCTGGGCGCGACATGATGATCTGCACCTGACTGGTTAATTCCGGAAGTGCTGCGTGAAGATTGGCGCAGATCAGTTCTGTGCCGCCTTTAGCGTTTGTGCTCATGATTTTCCTTTGATCGAATAGAGGTTTTTTGCGTTGTATCCATGAATGGTAAAAACTGCGGTGCTCGGAAGACGTCGAAGGGGAGAGTGACACGTCGGGCATGTGGCCGTTTCCGATGCAGCGTATGACGAAAAACTGATCTCCATAACGCACCGGCACTGTTCACATTGAAAATCCCATCGTGGCATTGTGTATTACCTCAACTATGTATCAAACAGACGTGACAACGTATATTGTAGCGCACTTACGCTTTTCGTAGGCGCGGCGTCGGGTCAAACGCATTATGCCGTGCACGAACCGCATCATCAATCTTTTTGAGCATACGCTTTCGAGCTTTGTTTTTTCTGCGTGTTTCGTGGGCTTTAGCAGCTTTGCGAGGTAGCTTGCCAAACTTGGAGAGTTTGTTTGCTCTTGGCCGAAGGCGGAAGTGAAGGTTTTTGTTCCATGCAGGAATGAGGTATCCGAAGTCGCGAGGTTCCGTAACCTCACGTCCATAGCCACAGACGCCGCAGGTACCGGGATGCCATGTTGCGAGGTGCCCAACAGGGCCGGTATATGTGCCCGATACGTACCAGCGTCCAAACTTAGTGCCGCACGTAAGGCAACACCATGCCGGTTGAGATGATGTGTTTGACTTCATAGTTGTATATTATACGATCTGTTGATGCGCACGTCAACCTAAAATGTTGCTGTTCCAAATATTCCGAATCGCGTCACTCGCGGAATAGCAATATCTGTGGTTCCAACAAACGGAGAGATCCAGACATTGGTAAATGGCTGTTTGGGTAGGCTACCAAGATTGAACGCAATGGGAACAATACCAATAATCTTCTCGGTGTTCGTCAGCGCCACGGCTGGCGCAAGGTACGACCAACGAGTGTCTGCCGTAGCAATAGAACGACCTCGTTGTAACCACGTGACGGCCACGACTCCTGCACGTGTCGAAGATGTGGTTCCTGTCGTCGAAAATGTTGCACCTAACCCCGCTTGTACCGTAATATGTGAAAACGTATGGGGAAGATTTTCGGTTGCGGCAATAGTGGTGGTTTCGACCGTTGGAATGGGGGTTCGCTGCTCATCGGGGCCCACCTCATACAATCGAATGAGTTGCGTTGGCACATTCTTCTTGTTCTTTCCTACGGTGTTGAGAATGACAAACTTCTGTGTCAACGTGTAGTTAGCATCGGTGCCATTCAATGTAAATGCCAGTCGCCAATCCTTAAACTCCGCATGCACGGGTTCCGGTTCTACTGACGCAGGTGTCGCCGGTGTCACCGTCGCAGTGCCGGTGCCTGCGCTGCGATATTCGGCCACGGTGACGCTTAGTTCTTGCACCTGCACTTTGAGTTTTCGGTTTTCTTCGATCAATGCCGTCAGCGCCGCGCGGTCTTCCACACGCACGTACTCTTTCACCACTTTTTCGGTGACGACAGGCACAGGCACTTGTAGTGTGGCAACGTTTGGGGCTGGATGCGCTAATGTGACATTCAGATCTGAACCTGACGGTGCAGGGCGCACAAGAACACCGAGTGTAATACCGAGAGCAACGGCCGCAACGAGCAAGAACGATTGTTCACGAACAGATAACGCCATGTCAAACTCCATGAAAAAGGTTACTGATACTATATAGGAGTTTGAAAATGACGTAAATGTATGACATTGAATACTAACGTCTCAGATATGAGACACTATGTATGTTACGGTTTCATATCTGAGACGCTACGACGGTGGTGCCCGCGACTGGACTCGCGGCCTCAGCAGTGACAGTGCTGCGTTCTAACCAACTGAACTACAACCCCGATGAAAAATGGTGGTAGGGGCGGAGGGACTCGAACCCCCACGTTCTTGCGAACAAAAGCTCTTAAGGCTTCCGCGGCTGCCATTACGCCACGCCCCCGTTGATTAGTAAGGTATTAGCGATTACGCTTGCGCGACTGACGAGCGACTTTATTCTTGGCTCGGTTCTTCGCTTTACGCTTCTGCTTCATGACGACACGACGTTCTTGCCGTTCTGCAAGTTCGACCATTCGTCGCAGATACTGCATGTTGGCAGCCGCCACTTCTGCTCGGCGCAATCGCTCTTCCTGCGTCTCAATCGCAGGCTGATCTGCCGCACGGCTTGGCGACGTATCGATCACCAGTGTTTCTGAGGATGGCGTTTGTGTTTCAGAAGATTTTTTTTGTTCGGGCACGATATAAAGATTATTATTGCTCATGATCAGATGTCTCCATTTTGGACACGAACGTGGGAAATTCTGGATCGCACATTGCGTCCATGATCGTACGAAGCTGCCGATGGGATAACTCTCCGCGCAACTTGGCATGTACTAAAAATGCCATATCTTCGTGCGTAATTGGAGAGCCATCAATCGTTACACCCAAACGTTTTAGTCGGGGAAGTAGTTCTTGCTGCACGACGCTGGCCAGTTCTTGTGCGTATGTACGCATAGGCTTACTGGTTGCTCATCTTGGGATATGGCTGAGGATCCCACCCCATCTCCATAAAAATGCTGCGGAGTTCCTCGGTGACATGACCTTCGTTGCCTGAGCAGTAATAATCTATATAGTCGCCGCCGTTATTTTCCATATCGGCTACAATCCCACCCGCATAGCGCCACGTACAACCCCACGGCTCATCCAACTCAGGATGGTGAAACTCAATATTACACAACGCCGCATAGAGCGATTTGGCAAATTCGCGGTCAGTCTGCACTCGTTCGCAGAGTGCGATATTGCGAAGAAGATCAAGTTCAAGGTTTGGCCGACTCATACTACTTTCCTTTGTGAATGAATCGTTCAACCGGCACCCAATGCGACCCATCCGTCTTATTATCCTTGTGATATCGGCCCGTCTTCAGTTGACGCAGGGTGACAACCTCGACACCATCAATCGATTCACCAAGATGTTTCTGCTGCCATTCTACAGCACGTTCAGACGTTACCTCATCTTCAGCGGCTTGCATAGAGTCGGCTTCGACGAGATAGCGAAGTCGAAATGACGACGTAGTTTCAATGAGATACAGTTTCTTTTTTGCTAATCCCATAATGCCTCCCACATTGGTTCAATTTCTTTTAGCGCCTGATGCAGGTTATGCCGCCGGCGCTTTTCTTCCGCATTGTGCCGAGCATATCCGTGTTCGGCATCAAAAATATCCACATCCTGCGGGTCTTCACTGAATGCTAACGCCCACCGACGAAGATCCGCCTCCCATCGATCACAATCCGCGTCAACAGACTCTTCTGCGGAGATATATGCGGCGGGGCATCCATGCGTATGTTCCGACAAATATTCTAATGACCCTGCCAATGTTTGATTAAGATACCCATCGAGGCTCCACGTATCTCGTGGTGCCCAGCCATATCGTGCACGATGCCAATATGCATGAATATCTCGGCACCATCCTGGCAGACCATAATCAAATGTCCATTCAAATGAATAGAATGTTATTCCCGTCAGATACCAAAAAATATCATTCCACCAATATCGCGTAAATCGACGATACCCACCGAATGAACTAAATGCAATGGGTTTGCGTAGACTCATATATTCCTCATGAAAATGGCGGAGAGGACAGGATTCGAACCTGCTACCGTATTACCGGCGACAGTTTTCAAGACTGCTTCCCGACCGTTGGGCTCCTCTCCGTTATTCGTCATTAATTCCACGTTGCTGCTCACGATTCCGTACGTTCGTCAGCGCACCACGTGATATTTCGCAGAGTGCGAAGATGCGGTACGATAGATTCATTGTTTTGCTGCACAACAAGCATATTGCGCCAAAATTCTTGCATGTACGCCGCACGTTTCTGTGCAATTATCCACAGTTCCCGTTTCTTATCTGCTAACGGTTTTGCATACGCTTCACACTCTTCGAAGTGTTTGATGATGCGATGAATGTCTTTAGCGGTGAGTTTATCTGCCCAATGACGAGAATTTCGTTTCATGAGAAATATTATACTGCGACATGGGTAATGAGTCAACACAATTTTGTGGCATAAACCACGTGGGAATCTCGCGTGTCTTCCACGTGGCAAATGCACGTTTTTCGATCATATAATATTGCCGGTATGCGGTAGCCGTTGCTTGCCAAGAATTGCCGGATATCTTACACGCATTTGGCATACACTGAGGGGGTGCTGTTGGCATTTCAATCGTTCCCATATTGGGTACAATCTGAAGTGCCGACAGCAAACGACTTGACGCATGCACACGCTGATACCGATATGTGTATTCGTTCCACGTTTCACGCATGAGTTCAAAGACCCATGCATAGTGCAATGGATGCGCGGATACCCACAATGTCGCAGGATGCTTTGCATGTGTCGGTTTGTAGATATGGCCTGTTTGCGCAATATCTGTATTATGAATATGATGCGCTGTCGAAAGCAACTGTGCGTATTCGATAGACATCTTGCACACATGCTTATCACAATGCATCTGTGCGGCAACTTTTGGATTTTCGTCAAGAACAAAAATATTCATATGCGCATTATCTCACATCATTGAGTTATCATATACTTCCACGCGCAATCCCTTGACTGCGGCACGAAGACTGTGATTCGTATTGCGCTCCAATGCAGTATCGTAATCGCCCGTAAACATCAGATATTCGCGCAAACGACGATTGACGAGTGCATCTGTCTGTCGGCGTTTTACTGTGGCGGTTGTCAAGAAATCAATCGCGGTCAACGGGCGATTTCGTTCGAACTTGTTGACAATCGATGTATTGACGCGACCAAGGTTCCACGCAATACTGACGAGCGAATCCATCATCGGTTGCGACAATGGTGCGCACACGCTGCTTTTCACCACCTGTGTGTATTTCGTCAATTGTGCGTCAAACTCTTGTTCGACATCCATTGGCGTAATTGCGAACGGGAATCGTCGCGTTACGGATTGGCCTTGCCACGTGTGCATACCATATCCGACTGCATAACCAATATGATCGTAGTAGGGCGTCAGTCGCAACGATTCAAATCTGCGAATAAATGTCTTACCGGATTCACTGATCGCTTTCGGCTGAAACCCACACGCATCGATGTTGGTGGATTCTGTTTCTGTCTCGTTCAAGATATCGTACACTTGCTGACTAATCTCAAATCGTGTCAAACTCGACGGCGCGCCGAGAATCACCACAGCATATTGCTGCCCGTTCTCTGCGGTGAACATGAACGCAAGGCAATATTTGGCTGCGGCGGTGTATCCAGTTTTTGTTGCCAGAAAATGATCGTTGAGATACCGATTGGTATTACTGACGACAACTGTGCGTTTTCCAATGCGCGTTTGATAGATGCGTGTGTTCAATAAGTGGTGTAGAAACGATTCGCTCTGTCGCTGCACGTGAACCAACAGTTGCACCAGATCCGCGGCCGACGCTTGATTTCCGCTTAAAAGACCGGAAGGTTCTACGTACGTTGCACGTTCCATACCCAACGCATTCGCTAAGGTATTCATTTTTTGACTAAACCGCCACGTGTTTTGCGCGACAAGTCGACCGAGAATACGTGCGGCCGCATTGTCGGAGCCAACCATCATGAGATACATCAGTGTTTCTACAGAGACGGTATCACGCGGCCGCAAATACGTAACCGAAGCGGATTTGACGTCTGCGACCGTCACCGTCGTCATCCGATCCAGCGGGAGTTGTTCGTCGATCACCACTGCTGCGGTCATCAATTTCGTCAGACTCGCAATCGGAAATACCGCGTGTGCATTCTGCTCCCACACAATATCACCCGTCTGCACGTTCAAGACAATAGCTGAACGCGCATCGATGCCATTTATGGTTTCGCGCAATACCTGTTCAGTCGATGCTGCAAACGTGAGTAGCGAATACACTATCCATAGCGCCAATGTCAGCGCGACGAGTCGTAGCAGACTCTTCATATAACCTCCTAATTTGGTTAAGATTATACTATTTTACTGTTGTCTTGTCAATGTATGCTTTCGCATACTTGGCAATCCAGTAAGCATCCGCCAAATCAGAAAGAGGGGATTTGGCAACAGACGCAGTGGCAGCCGTGCGAGGGAAGAATGTGGCTTGCCAGCGATGCGCCTCGGGGTATTCTTTCATGAATGCACTCGTCATACGATTCTTATCGGCATTCCCCTTACCGGTCGCAAACTTCTTAATGACGGTAGGCGGAACCGCGACGATATCGTAGCGAGACAACCACAAAAGATATTTGAGGATGCCTGCATGTTCACCGATATGAAAGACGCGCCCAGTTGCATTGTAGGCATAGTCTTCAATATACACGGTACGAACATCTGGATAATGCTGTAACCATTGAATCAACGCTTGTGCCATCTGTTCCGCACGTGGAACGACTTCGGTAACAGAAATCGTTGTCGTGGTGAGGGATGGCAAGGTTGGAAACGAGCGTTGACTCGCGCACCAGAATTGCGGCGTCTCCGAGAAGACACACGCCGCAGGTGCCTGCATACTATAATCAATTCCAACAGTCATGCGTTATTCTTCGTCATCATCCGCAAGTGAGCGGTAATCATCATCATCAAAATCTGCACCGTATGATTCATCGTCATCATCGTCATCATATGCCGCAACAAACACTTCACCACAGAACGGGCAAAACTGTGAGAGTTCTGCATTCTGGCCATGCACAGTGCATGTGTTCATGCACTGTGGGCAATCGATGGTGATACTTTTCTTAGCCATGTATCTCTCCTTGGAACATAGAGATATTTAGGGTTTGGTGAGGTGCACATTTACCGCTTGGCATACTTCGATGAACCGTGATTCGGGAAAGTGATTTTTCATCATGTTGACGTCTTTATGAACCCATTGAATGTTACCGGGCACATATCCCGCATCGCTGTCGATCCTGTCGAGGGATGCGGTTCCATCTTCGGTTGAAATAGGCCATCCGGTTAAAACACAATAACCCGTCCATATCTCGTTCAAATTTTCAATGCTTACGGAAACTTCGATGTTTCGATATTCCGCACTATGTATCATACGATACCAATATGAACCAGATACAACCCCGTCTCCCTTCCAATTGGGATTGTTTTCTCCGAAACTATTTTCGACCGAACAGGAATAGCATCCCTTACTTTTTCCTTTTGTAAGGCTTTCCTTAGTTATCCATTTTTCAGTACCACAATCACAGCGACACAACCATTTTGTACGATAATTCCTTCCGGTAGGATATCGTTCACAGCGCGATTGGCCCAGAACCAACCAACGTCCGATTTTTTCTCCGGTATAGTCGTGACCACGGAAAATGGGTAGTTTGTTTCCCTTTACGGCTTGTGACATATGCAATCTATTTAGGGAAACTTATATTTCACATACTCCGGATACACACGTCACACATGTTCTCAGGCATTATGAGCGTTGCGAGGTGATGTCAACTATATCGCATACTCCCGCGCTACACGCGAGTTCTTGTGCACCCGTCGTGTTATCCGCCTTTTCATAGTCTGACAACCGCGACCAATCTACGTTCTTGGGCATCTTTTTCACCCATTCGTCATATTCCACTTTAGTGATGTCTTGATAGGGGGCCTGCTGATAAATGTGCTCCGAGTTCGGAAGAAACGACAGCCCTGACACGCTATCGAAATTGCGATAGATCCACGCGCCGACGTCGAGCCATTCGTCTTCCTTGACGTAGATAGTCGCACTCGGCTTATGTTCACACCAGTTGTCCTGATACACTTTCCAAAACTCTAACTGCTGAATCGCGGAACGCTGATGACGCGTGATCGCACCTTTGGGCGACTTCTGTGGGAAGGAGAACACCCATGTGTGCTCAGGGCGCATTACATCGGGCTCTGCAGAGAATCCTGCATCGATCATCATCTGCGCCAACGGATCTTTCTTATCCGCCCGCACGGTACGAATGTAGTATTCGGAGTGTCGAGCATGAATGCCAGAGGCGCTATCGACAAGGTTTGACACCGTTCCTGACGGCTTGACGCACGTAATCGCAGCACTCTGCGGAATCTTGAGCGTTGCGGCAAACTGTTCGTTCGTCTCGATGGCCACGCGCTTCAGTTCCTGCAATCGCGTTTCGAGGTTCTTCTCAGTGCCGTTGGTTAGTTTGCTATCCATGATACCGGTCAGCGAAACGCCAAGCAATCGCTCTTCGTCGCAGTTGCGCTTCCAGTCTTTATTGATGTAGTTGAAGTTTGTCAATGTTGACTGAAAGGTGCCAAGAATCGTGGCCAACCGCACTTTGTTCTTCAGTGTGTCGAGGGTATCGTCTGCGCGAACGACGACTTCCGACAGATTGCAGAACTCACGGCTGCGCAGAATGATCTCCGAGCACGGATTGGTGCCAAAATCATGTTCCGCATTGCGCCGACCGGTTTTTTCTGCTTGCTGCTTCGCCCCGTACCGAGAGAACACACCACGTTCCCCGCTCTTGCTCTCATAGAGCGCCTTCCACTCATCGATGAATGTCGTCAGCGTGGGGCGTTCGCGATGCGCTACGTAGCTGTTATTCGACAGCGCACGATGGGAGTTCATGTTCCACCATTCGCCGTTCTTCGCGTGGCGCATTCTGTCATCATACAAATCTGACAGGGAGATCAGCGCACTGCGTCGCACGCCACCGACGACGACGATTTCCGCGATCTTGCAGACAATATCGTGGCATTCGAGCGTCGTCAATCGACGCCCGGCCGCCGCACGAAATACGCGCACACAGAACTTAAAGAGTTCCACCAACGGTTCCGGGCCACTCGCACGACCACCAAATGTCTTCAACGGCGTTCCTGCTGGGCGCACACGACTTACATCCCACGTGGGAATCTGCCCTGCATACAGCATTGCGATCAGTTCTTTGAACGCTTTCGCCCACCCGAGCTTACTATCACGCACGATAAGACATGTTTCCGTATCATGAAACTCATCCGCGATCTTTGGTAACTGGTCAACACATTGTGACTCGACGCTGAACCCGACGCCGGTACCGTTCATGAGAATGTACAAGATCTCGTCAAATGCACGTGGTGAATCGATTGCGACGTAGGAGCAGTTATAGCCTGCGACGTTCTCGCGTTCTAATGCTTCACCCGCGGTCATGAGACACCGCATTGAAGGCATCACATCCAGTTTCAAGACTGCGGTTTCAAGTTCTTTTCGCAACGCATCGGATAACGTATATTTGTAATGTTCCTTGAGATGTTTCGCAAAGAAGTCAAAATATCGTGTAATGGTTTCTTGCCATGTTTCACGACGGTTTTCTTGTGGATTCCACCGCGCATAACGAGAAAGATGGATAAACTGCATATAGGGTGTCATGCCAAACTCGTCTTTATTCTCTTGCATTGTTTCTCTCCGTGATGATTTTACATAAATCTAAAAACTGTTGATGATCAAGATCCCATTTGATTACATTGACATCCTTATGCACACATTTATACTAATGTGAGATCTAAAAACGATTTGAACTCTGCATATTCCCGATCTGACATCCCATATGTGTTGGTAGGCCACGCAGTATTCGTGGTCACGTGGGCGCGAAGAATGTCCCCCAACATTCGCCGCTCCGCAGCACTCAGGGTGTAGCTGTTTCGCACGTAGTCATTCCACGCTTGAAACGAGATCGGAAAAAACGGAAGAGCGCACTGATACATAATATTTGCATAGTCGCGAATTTCTTGCTGAGCATGTTCATCCATGCGAAGGTTCAAGAAGTGCATGAAGTTATGTAGATCGCACTTCCAATAGAGTTCCGTGTAGGTGCCGACACTGGTGACGACACGTGCGAGTTCTCTAGCGACATTGTGCTTTGTGAGGAGACGCTGATACGTATCGATGCCGTTCTGTTGCGCTTGCACGAACTCCATCTGCACCGCATCATGACGGTCTTCCAGACTCTTCTTTTGACGACCTTGCTTGTTCGTCTTTGATTGCTCGGCTAAATGGGTGCGACCGGGTAGATAAAACTCATTCGATAATTCGCTGTACCGCGCACTGTACTCATTGACATTCGCGGTGCGATGTCGAATCAGTTGACGCACAACGAAGATGGGTGCACGAAGCACAAACGTCACTTCTGCTTGTTCGAATGGGCTGGTGTGCTTGTGTCGCAACAGATATCGAATGAGTGCCGCAGTGCTGCGTGTAGATTTTGTGCCTTTTCCATAACTGATACGTGCGGCATCAACAATCAACTCATCACTGCCATATACAGAGAGCAGCGCGACATGACCGTTGTCATGCACAGGCATTGATGCCAATGCGGTGTCCGGGTTCTCCGGTCGGGCACCAAACTTATCTGCGGTGTGTGCGAACCGAAGAATACCGTTATCATTTTTCACTTCTGCCATTGCTGTAACTCCAATTCTGCTCGAATACCTTGATATGTATGTGCGCGAATAAGAGCAATCGCGTCGATTCCATGCTGCACCATTTCATTCACATCTTTGGGAAGTGCCGGTGGCCAAATGACAACGGGCTCACCCTTGTGTACGGCCTTCGTAATCAATGCGCGCACGGAAGTATTTCGAGGTTCATTATCCCACACCAATACATAGCGTTTCGGTTCAAGACCTTCTGCACGAAGCGCATCGACGCCTCCCTGCAAATCCGATCCGCACATTGCTAACGCATTGGGTAGGCAGAGTGCATCGAGCGGGCCTTCGACGCAATACACGGGTTGTGTGAGATTGCAATACTGCAATCCAAAGACGCGCAGTCGATCGTGCCCCCAACGAAACGTCAAATATTCTTTTCGTGTCAACAGTCGAAACTGTGCACCATACCATGTGCCGTTTGGAAGGCACAGGGGAATCACCAGATAGGAAAGGCCATCCTTGACTGCGGCGGCTTTCGCATCGCCGACGAGGGGTTGCAGAAACGTGTGCGCGTGTGTGGTGCCATACAAATACTTCAATGCGGATGCGGGTATCTGTCGATGTTCGACGAATTCTCGAACCGCAATCAATTCTGGAGAGAGCACGGATGCCGATAGTTGCTCCATCTCTTTCGGCTGTGTAAACACCCGAGATGGCGTAAAGACGGTCTGTGATGGTGTGGAGGCCGGAACTACCTCTGGTGCATCGTCTTTCCATTTCTCCATAACATATTCGTGATGCAACTGTCGCGACACGCGATAGAGAAACGCCGCCAACGGAATCGACACACCACAATCGTGGCATTTATACAGATAGGATTGCTTGTGTGGGAAGAAATAGCCGCGTGCTTTGAGTTGACTTTTTGCGGAGTCGCCGCACAAGACACATCGGCAATTGGCAATCGTAGACGATTTCCAACGAAACCGTGGCAACTGAGCAGCGAGAAGGTTCACATATTTTTTATCACGCCACAACGACATAGTAAAATGCAGTATACCACAGTTTACTGTGGAGTGTGCACAATTTTATCGAGAATGATCTGCGATACGATCCACAATACGACCACTCCACCACCAACCAATAGCCAACGCCAATTTTCTAGCAGGCCCACGCGCTTTTCGATATTTCTATCGCGGGTTTCCAGTTCCTGTACTTGCTGACTCCATTTTGCATCGAGCTTGGCGATAGCGGAATCAAAATGTGCGGTGAGGCGCTTTGTTTCGGTTTCGATTTTTTCGGTGAGGTTGCGTTCCACGGTTTGTACGCTTTCCGTAAGATAGGCTCTGTCTGACGTTTGCTTTTCTCGCATCTCGTGTGTGACGGTTTCGAATCGCACCACCGATTCGTCAAGTCTCTTCATGACTTTTTCTTCCGTCGTTTCTACTTGCTTCGCGATTTCCAATTCTGTGGCCAAATCAATGTCGCGAGGGTATCGAGCACGTGCCGAGCGTCGAGTCGTCATATAGTTTACTTCTTAATGCGGGTCGATAAGCGATAACTATCCATCGCACGCGACCCGAACCAAAATGAAAGCACTGCGGAAAACAGCGCAATAGTTTCCGTATCCCATAATAATGTGACGGCGGTCGTCACGTCAATCCGAGGATCGTTAGCAAAATGAATAAACGATGCTACTTTGACAAATACGAACAACAGCATGAATATATACGTTACGACCGGGCGTACACTAGCACGAAGATCTTGTAGCCATTTACTGCTAGTCAGATTTTCGTCGTGTGCCAACAGTGCTTTCAGTTCTGCGGTACTGGCCGTGGTATTGCTTTTCTCTATTTGAAACTTGTAGTTCGCTTCCGCAGCTTGCAACTCTTGCTGACGTTCTTCCATCTTATACGTATGACTTTGATACGAACGATACAGATCGATAAGATGCGGCACCAAACTCGCCGAGAATCCTGTCAATGAACCGAGCAGCGCGGCAAATCCGTTATCCATTACTTCACCACGCGAGGTTGCCGACGACGCAAAAACCGCATAACACCCGTCTTACTGTCGCGAAGAATAATGTCGCGCTTCCAGTGCTTGCGAGCATGCGCACGAATATCTTCACCGACTTCATCGATGCCTACGTATTTGGAATACCGTTCCCAATTTTTTTTGGGGTCGCGTACGTTCATGACCAAATCCATATCGACATCAAATACATCCGCGTTTCCGAAGGTATCCGCGACGGCTTCATCGACGCGCTTCTTACGCGGAAGCATGACGCCAGGTTCACCCTTTGGGCCCACGCCAATCCCTGCAATAGCTCCGTGACCCGCGGCCATCGCTGGTGCATCCTCAACAACATGCGCGAGTGCATACGTTTCACCACGCAATTTGGCCGCGGTAAGACGATGATGCCCGTCTACAATGGTCAGGGTGCCGTCAAGATTCGCGACGATGGGTTTTCCGCCAAGCGTAGGGTCGTCGATAAACCGTCTGACGTTATCCGCATCGACGGTGCGTTGTGTTGCGTGAAGATCGTGGAGAGAAACGCGGCGGACGGGGGCATTGACAAAATTCTGGTGTAGCGGAATATGGTAGTTAGTAACTGGAAAGGGTGAAGGCATCATTCCTCGTTCTGGTAATCGACCGGGAACCCTCGCAACTGTTTCTTCGACCTTCGCCAGTTTATCGTAATAGTCGGGCATTTCTGAAAGATGATCGAGCGCAATCTCCCGAGCAATCGCTTCGTCTGATGTATGTTCCTTCTCGACAGCAATACCCTTTTTCAATTGTGCTTCGATATCCGCAAGAGGCACGCCGTGCTTGTCGGCAATTTCTTGAGGCGTTCGTGTGGGCTTATCGAGAATCGCCGGCGATTCACGAAGGATACGTTGAAGACGTGGAAGTAAAGACATTAGAGTTCTCGTAGTTTTTTCCAAATCCGCTCATCATTTGGTATATCACGTGTGATGATATCATATCCGTTGATACCGACAATCACATCAGGCAGTATTGCGAGATATGACAGAAACGGTTTTAACACACGATAGGTGCGCTCGTTGTCGCATTTCACAAACAACAATCGCACGGTGGCTTCAGGGCCAAACACATTCACTAACCCAATGATATGATTCAGAATCAGCCGTTCGCTCAATTGCTTTGACAACACATACCGGCGGCACAGTCGTTTGATATACTTGAACCGCTTATAATCTTCCGCAAACTCATCAAAAGAGATACATTGCGGATTATCATACATACGCGTCGCGTAGAGAATCGCATTCTTGGGTGTTAGTTGTTCAAACTCCATCGTCGGGGCGAGTCGTGCGAACCAGATCTTCTAACACCGCGACCACACCCTGTACGATTTGCGCCCGCAAAAATGTCTGCTGTCGCGCTGCGTCGAGATTCTGTAATTCTTGTCCAAGCTGCTCTGCGGTCGCCTTCAACTGCTTGATACGTTCTTCCACTTCACTGACTGAAATATGCGATGACATACTGCCTCCATTGTGATCAATGACTATTTATCTAAACGATGAAGTACACCTTCGACGCGATTGACGCTCGTCATTCCATCTGTGTATAAAATGCCAATCCCACCGGCACGTTCCCATTCATGAATATTTTTGGTGAAATCGTCGATGAGAATATTTGGCGTGCCGTCAGCTTGACGTGCGTAGTGCTGCTTTTGACTGCGCGACACTGCATGAAATGTCTGCTGCGGGTGATACCCGAATTTGGGTAAGTGACGCTTGCACCAGACGAGTTTCCCTGTTGCGCTCGACGGCCAATTTTGTGGAATAGCCGTGAGGATAGACGGATGATAGGGGCTAATGACTTTCCAGAGGGCGACCGCATGGGGCATCGGATCGAGATCCATCCAGAATGTCGGCCATTCTTTCTTTAGTCGTTCACTACCTTGCGCACCACTCCAAATGCGGTCAAATGCAGCACTGTCTCGGTCGATATCGATATCAAAAAAATCTTCGGCGGCACTTTTGAAATTCGCGAGCACGCCATCCATATCGCAATAGATGTGAGAGATCAGCATTAGATTTGCGCATCGGTTGAGGGAAAGAGTGTCACTTTATCCGGCTTTGCATTGTACTTTCGATGCATGTCATCTTGTACAGTATCCTGCATTTTATCTTTCAACTTCTTCTCACGTTCGGCTTCCTTCTGTTTGGCATCTTGTGCCGCAATTGCGGGATTGGCCGTTGATTCTAATCCAAATGGAAATTCATCAATCTGACATTTGCACGGCGATTGTTCACAGTCTGGGCAAGGAAGACCGGGTTCCGAAGCGACTGATACGATATCCTCGATCAGCCGCTCCGAAATCCCGAGTTCCTGACACAGTTCACGTTGCTTCATTGAGAGTGTCATGACGTGAGACTCGCTATTACGATGCCGCCACAGTGACGGTGTTCGCTGACGCACCGAGTGTGTTCTGTGCGCTGTTGCCCGAGATACCGACGATGTTCGGCCAGTTGGCGAGCGTTGACGAACCGTTGATGGTGAACACGATACTGTTCGCACCCGTCATATCGATACCCGTCAGACGGAACACAAGGTTGCCAGCAGTGGTGTTCGAACTTGCCGCATGATAGACCAGCGTCTTGTTCGCGATGGTGCTTGTGTTGCTCGAAACCGCTACCACACTGGGCGAACCCGTCACTGTCACGGCTTCATTGAAGTTGACTGTGATCGAGAGTGTCTGGTTCGCTGCGGGTGACGGTGCTGCGCCGGAGACGATACCGCCCGGTGCAATACCAGGCTTGTAGGCGTCAATGGCCAACAACGCAGAACCCACCAATGTGCTCGAAATGTTAATCGAACTATTGTTGCGATCCTTGATTGCGCCGTAGTTGGTGAAGTTGGCGCCACCTGATGTTGAGTTGACGGTGAATGCCCAATCCGCCTTTGCTGCGGTGTTGAGATTCTGTGTCGTGTTTGCGAACACCAGCTTACCGCTGTTCGCATCCGAATCCGTTGCAGAGTAGGTCAATACGATGTTTGCGGCACCGTTCGAACCAATCGCGACGATAGACGGTGTACCGCCCGACACGGTGACGGGTTCGTTCCATTCGAGACGGAAACGAATATTTGCGGATGCGATATTCGACACCGCTGAAACCAGTTCCACACCAGTTATCGTCGGCGCGCCAAGGTTTGTCGCCAACTGCCCAATGCCGACAAGCACTTCCTCACCCCACGGCCACCGAAACACCCATCCCTGTTCCGTTGCGTACGTGTTGGCGCTGTTGTTTGTTGAGCTATTGCCAAACATCTTTCCGTCGCCGTTGACGATCCACGGAAACTTTGGCTTGCTTTCGTTGTTACTGTTACCACCCCATGCAGACATGTGTTACTCCTTCGTTAAGATGCCGGTTTTGCGGCAGGCTTCGGTGCGTTGAGTTTCTGTTGCTGTTCTCGTGTCTTCTGTTGTACATCGCGAAGCTTGGCCGCCATCATATCGTTCGCTTGGCGCTGTTTCAATGTGATCAACTCTTGTTGCTGTTTTGTGCGAAGACGATCCGCTTCTGTCGGTTCTTTCGGTGTGGAGACTTCGGCCTCTTCGATACGCTTTCCACCATTACGACGGTAGTAGAGAATGCTGCTCGCGTCGTTCACTTGGTCACGATACTTGTCTTCCGCCGTGCGATTATGGCCACGCATCGCTTCCGCAGCTTTGCCAGCATCGCGAATGATGTACCGAAGTTCCTCGTCACTCTTACGATGCCACGGATGACCTTTCAACGGCATTCGTTCTTCGTGTATCGACGTCAAACCGAGAGCGCGAAGGGTCAGAGGACGGAGAGACGCTTTATTCCACTTCACACCCAGTTCATCCATCTTTTGAAGCATTTGCCCGGCAATCTTCCATCCTTCCGGTGTCAGTCGCTTATTCGGATCCGCAAACACCAGTATCGCCGCATTCACCAATGCTTCCGGTGATTCGAGGTGCGACGGAATACGATGCTCACCCGTGATCGCTTTGTAGACAATCGATGCTGCGGTCATCTTCTGACCAAACGTCGCGTGAATCGCTTCCTGCACCGTGACGTTTTTCATCGGTGCGATAATGATACGGTCGCCCCACTTGGGGTCATCTTTCATCCGCACAGACTTGTCTTTGCTGACGTTCACGTAGACGCGGTTGCCCTCGATCTTATCCACGCGGCCGGAGAACCCTGCACCACCCTTGACCGCAAACCCGGCGTGCACGTAGTCACCTACCTTAATATGGTCTTCATACATCCGCTTGCGATCCATCTTGTCGCGATGCTCTAAGTCACACATATCACACGTGCCGGATGCTTTTTGACGTTCCTTGGGCGTTAGAATGTCGCCACATTCAGCACAGCGCACGTTCGGGGAATTGGCCTCATGAATCGCCTCGCCCGGCTTGAACACCTTGACGATCTTTCCGCTTTTGTTCTCCACGGAAACGGTCGCATGCGGATGCTTTTCACGTGCTGTTTTTGCGGCGAGAGTGATTACACTCTTCTCGACATCCCACATTTGCCATACCACCCTATCGTGCTCGATGGCCATGACGGCATACGTGTCGTGCGCTTCGAACAGATTGATGGCAAACTGACCAGATATGACGTTGAACATTTCGTGTAATCCCATATGAACTCTTACGCTACGGTATAAGTTTTTCGCAATTTGATCACTCGTTGTTGGCACGTGCTGTCGAAATGCAGCATAGTTTCCGTCTGATGCAAATCGACGTTGTTGTGTGCCTGAAACACGATGCTCGGTGTTCATGCTTCGACCAGAATCGACTACCGTATACGACATGGGAATCGACGATCCTTCACGGTATCCCGGCGTGCCAGGCTTCGCAAAGTATTTAGCGAAACGTTGAAACTCCGGTACGCGCTCTCCGCTTACCACAACGAACAAATCCGTATAGCCTGCCGCTGCACATTCGGAAAATGCAGCAAATGGTGTGCGCACACCTGCATTCGTGCTGAACTTCGCATGTGGGAACAGTTGTTCCAAAAAGCGCACTTTCTCACTAAACGGCAACGGGTTCTTTCTCGGATCCTGCGATACAGACGCATAGATGCGATGATCCGCATGCAACCGCTCGGCTTGTTTGCGAATAAACTCAATATGTTGCGCATGACCCGTCGTCGGCGGATTGAACCGACCGAATCCAATGACGATGGGTCTATACAATGACGGCATATGAGTATTTAGAGTTTTTCAACCCTATGCCCACTGCTTAGGCACCAAAAAATTGTTGCGGGAGAACTCCAACCGATCCACCAATTTCACCATCCGACCGCTATGCGACGTTGCCACGAATCCCTCATGACTGGTAGCGCGGAGGCCTTCGGGTGTTGGTACAAACGTCGCGACGTTCTTTGCTTGTGCCAGTTTGCGGAGTACCAGTATTTTGGCGGTATTCAGCGCAGCATGCAGATTGAACCACATCTCCGCATGGTCTTTATGCTGCATCAGATCTCGCAACCATCCGTCAAACTGTGCGCGAATGCGGTCTTGGCCTTCAGGTGTTTTTCGTTCCGATATTTCCTTATCGCGGCGATCCGTCAGAAAGCTGACCAATTCCTGTAACGCACGACTACCGGAGCCTGCATGCGCACCACTACGCACACGGGCGTTCAAAAATTGCTGAATCAGCGGATGCAGGGGTTTCGTGGAAAACAGCGAAATGGTGCTGGCAGGTACTTTACCGGCAATCTCTCGGATCCGATGCATCGCCAACACAAAATCCGTTTCTTCGGTATCGGTGAATGTGACAGTACCGGAGAGATCATCGAAGGTATTATCAATCGCGACAACACGGCTCGAATGCGCTAATGACGCAAACGCCATTGGCGACGTTGAGACGACATGATAGTTCGCAAAGGAGTTTCCATGCCCCTCATACATGCTGTGTAAGACGATTCCAAGTTGTGCGCGGGCGATGCGTTGACCGAACTCGCTGTGCTTGTCCACCGCATACAGAATCGTATTCGGTCGAAACGTCAGATAGTCGGCGCCGTCGATATGTTGTTCCCGCACGTCATCCGTGAAAATTAAGTCACCCTGAAAGATGTGTTTCGGCCGCAACAGCGCAAGTTCACTCAAGCACGTATGCAGCTTGTTGGCGACACCGGAATCGCCATAGGCTGCGACAATCTGATCGTGCGTCTTCATCAGCTTGGGAGTTTTACTGAAGGCAGCTTTTGTTGCGACAAAGAATTGACCGTCAGCGGGATCGTGGCCGAAAACAACTGACGGTGCACCATCCCATTTCGTGCGTACATTCATGGAACGGGACACGCCGCCGTCGCGCAGCATGACATGAAATTCTCGGAGAACTTCTTCCGCCAACGCCAGCCCGGCAATACCTTCATCGAGCACCAAATCTTCTAAATGTTGCAGGTGGGTGAGTTTTCCTGTCGGAGCAGATTCTTCGAGAAATCCACGAAATGATGGTAGCGTCATAGGTCAGTACTTATATGATATCCAAATGAAGTGAATGGTAAAATTCCATGTTTCCACTCAAGATTCGATACCATTGTCGAATCTTTTTTTGGAAAATCTTCAGTGCGGGATGTTTGGGTGACGTCTCAAAGGCTTTCATGAAAAAGCTATACGATGACGGGTCGTCTGCATCAGCTTGCCCCGCAACCGCACTCAACGCTTCCGTGAATGACAATTCGGGGAATTGAATAAGCATTTCAAACGCAACGTCGTGCGCATAGGCTTCTATTTCATCATAGTCGCCAAGATACTCCTGATCGCTTCGTATATCCTCATGCGTGGCATCCGAGCGATAGGTGCGGGATTCGTGCTGGTCGCGATTTTCCCGATAGATATTCTGATGTCGATGACATAGTTCGTGCATCAAGAATGTCCAGAAAAAGAATCGACGCTGCGCCCATGTGCGGACATTCCACACTATACGATGTGCTTGTGGGTGTACATGCCATTCGAGGCGGATGTCTGCCATTGACTGTTCGTATGGAAGTTCTCGTTCGGCTATCCAGTACGCAGTCATTTTGTTGACATTTTTGAGCAAACGCGGGTCATCAACAATAACGTTTCTCACACCAAAAGGTTCTGTAACGGTATTCAAACGATTCAAAAATGCTTGAATATTTGTCGCCCGCCCGCGATATTCGGCAGGAAGTTTTCGGGGAAAGACGTCATTGACTTTCTGTTGTATCACCCGCGCATCCATAACGACCCGACGATGGAGCGCATCAAGACGCATGAAGACCTCCTTATCGATATTTAGGTGCGGCACCCAATATCATGCGTCTATTATACCTCAGTCTTCTGTGGTTTTCAAGTGTGTAAGGGGCTTTCGACGTGATGCCATACGGCGGATACCCTCGGAAGCTGGCAGCATATTGAAATCTTTGGGAAATCCGGCACTTTGCTGCGCGGCATTCTCTCCCGTCGCACCATTGAGGTTTGTTTCATACAGTTTCATACGGCTCGTATCGACACCGAGAACAAACTTTTGAAAGCTGTTTCGTTTTGCATAGCGGTTCTTAAGCACATACGCTTGAATCTGGTTATTGCGTTCAAGCTCCTCAGAAGTCGTCAATGCCAGCATGAAGTCTGCTGTCTGTGGAATACCAAAGCTCTCGCCAACATTTGACAAGTCAGGATCGCTTGACGCAAACCCCTGACGATTGAACTGTGCCGCCGTCCAGACGGGAATGTTCTGTTCGACAGCGAGGCCTCGCAGTTCTTCTGCGATGAACTTGTTGTACGTGTAGGAGTTGATCGCATTACCCATCTTGATTCGCGCTGAGGCACAAATCGAGATATAGTCTACAAACAGAATATCGGGTTTGAAGTTCTGCTTCATTTTCAGTTCGTGCAGCAACGCTCGAAAGTGACCGGTATGTGCAGTTGCCGTAGGGTATTCTTTGATGATGACGCGGCCAGTTGAGGTTTGCTGAAGGGTGTTCAACTTCTTCAAGTAGCGTTCTCGCGGTAATGCAATCAAGTCATCCATCGGAATGTCGAGCATGTTGGCATCGATGCGTTCAGCAATACGCTCCTCGGCCATTTCCAGCGTCACGTAGAGCACCTTCTTACTCATACGCAGACACGCGGCTGCGAGATGCACAAGAAATAGCGACTTGCCAACATTGGTACCTGCGAGAACAATGTTCAATGTCTTCGAGGGAACGCCACCTTTTGTCATGTCATTGAAGATGTTCAAGTCAAACGGAATACGCGACTCCGCTTGATGATAAAAGTCATACCGTTGTTCGGCTTGGGCAAAGAAGTCATGACCAACGTGCGTGTCGAAGCTCACACCGAGAGCTTCTTTCAGCAGATCGGGAATCGCATGTGGAGAGGCTTTCGGGTCATCAAGCATCGAGACGCTTTTGCGTAACGCACAATACAATGCGCGGTCTTGACAAAACTTCTCCGTCTCTTTGAGAAGGTAGTCGCTTTGTGTCTCTTCATTAAGAGCATCCGATGCTTCCACCTGTGTGAGTGCAGAAAGCGCCTCTTTCAGGGCGCCTTCCGATAGATCGTGTTGGTTGTCAACGCCCAACCGCACAGCGGTGAACGAAGGCAGTTGCCGATACTTCTCAAAAAACTCTAAGAACACGGTGTACAGCGTGGCACAACTATTTGTCGGAAAATACTCCTGCTTCAAGTACGGAGTCACTTGTTCCGCAAACGCCTGCGACGCCATCAACTGGCGAAGGATCGTTTGTTCTAACAAAGTCATTAGTGCAAACCTTTAGTTTCTGCGTTTAGCAGTATATCAAAATTTGACAACGAAATGTGATGCAGCCATGCCAACAACACTTCACCGCAGAACAGATCGAAGTCTTCTGTCACATAAAACCCTTCGGGCGCGGAATGCACCTCCGTCTCAAACTTTGTTGGCACCATGCCGTCCGGGGTCAGTCCATTGGAAACGACAAACCGCTTAAATGAGAACGTCACTCCGATATATGGCCCTTTGATGATCTCCAACCCAAGGATGGGATCACCATGCGTAACGGGAATGAGTCTTGGAATGATCGTCGTCAGGATATTGGTGTCGATGGGTTCCATTACTCCTCGTCCTCAACTTCCACGTTCGACGTATTCGTTGTGGCAGCACTGTAAAGAAACACTGACTGCATGTGCGCGTCGATCTGCTTGAGCACGTCTTCAGTAAAGAACTTTTCCGGAGTGGCGAAGATCGCCTTCTCGAATGCCTTGGTGCCGTCGGGGAACTCGTACTTGTTCCCAACGCGCTTGACGATGCCTGCGCTCTCGCCGTATTCAAGCAACCCATAGTAGCGATCAAGGCCGCCGTCAAATAGAATGCGCGTATCAATCTTTGTTTCTTCTTTGGTGAGTCGCGACTTTGCCATACGCGCTGTGATAATGTTCCCCACCACTTCCTTTTCACTATCGCGGTCTTTTCGCTTACTTAGCAACACAATCGTATCGGCCGCGTATTTTGCTCCATTCCCGCCGGCGATTTCCTTTGTAGGCACATACGCCCCGATAATCGCATATGTGTGTGAAGTAATAATCATCGGTACTTGTAACTTCGCCATCTTAAGACGCAAGACACGAAACGCGCCACGAATCAATTGACTTTTCGTCATATCGCGGGTGTCTTTACCTTCTGTAATATCACCGACTTCTTTTCCGCTCGGAAGTGCTGAAAGAGAGTCGAGAATAAACAGTAGCGGGAACCGGTCTTCAACGGGAATCTTTGCGTATGCATCGAGCATTTTGACTGCAACAGTTCGAAAGCGTTCAATAGACTCCGGTTCTGATTTGACGATTCTGTCGAGTTGGATGCCTCGCGATGTCAGCATATCATTCGTGATGGCAGATTCTGTATCGAAATACACCACACGCGCCTTTTCGCTGGTCAAAAGAAAATTTGCAGCGATTGACAGTGCAAAAAATGACTTGCCCACAGCGGGATCACCTGCCAGTACTAACGCTTTATTGTTGGGTAGTCCACCAAATAAACTGCCAGACAATGCGGCATTGAGGATATAACTTCCACTATCAATAAAGCCAGAATATTCGGCTGCGCTTTTACCCTCGGACGCCAATGCTGTATCGGGGTCGTCAATGTCTGCTACAAACTGACGAAAGAAATCTTTGGCCATGAAAACTCCTAAACCATAAACACACAGTGAAAGGTATTATTCTTATGAAACATGTTCATCACATTATACCACGATACAACATTATGAATGTGAAAGTCGATGTGCTTCTGCAGAACGTACTCGACGTGCTCGGGCGTGCTTAGGGCGTTCGATGGGCAACGGAGCACTCAAGACCGGATCGGCCAACGTGCTCGTATCTGTCGCGGAAGATATGACTGAATTGCTTTCGGGAACGACGGTGTTTGCCGTATTTGGGGGTATGCTGGCGACAACGTACAACGCAGAGGGATCGGGAACCGCAGGCGTTAGCGTGAGTTCCGGAGTATTGTCAATGTTAGGCGAAGTATTGTCAACCTTATCAGGTTCGTTTGTCGACCCTACAGGTTCCCGTGCCAATGACTGTGCTGCGAGGAGTAACGCAATTGCCATCGGGTCGAACACCGAGATAATGATGAGAATAAAAATGGTGACGGTTCGATCCAGCACATCTACAGACGTATCACGATACCACGCTTTTGCAATGAACAGCAATGGGCCAATATCAACGGTTTGCTCTTGTGTGCGCTGATTGAAGACGGCAAGTGCTTGTTCTGCTACCTGTAATTCTTTGGCACTCTCGCGAGCACGTGTCTGTAGTTCGCGTTGGAGTGTTTGCTGCGACCGTAGCACATTGACCGCACCCGAGTTTCCCGATAACCGATCCCTTTCTGTGAGCCGAGCAATGATCTGATCGCCGGCATTCTTCGATGAGAACGTTTCGAGCGCATTTTCATCACGTGTGTATGCATCTTTCGCTAATGTGACGGCACGTTCCAGTGTCGTGCGTTCGGCGGCCGCTGCCGCCAACGGAGCTTGCTGCACCAAATACGCTCTGGAGAGATACCCGAAGATGCCAACACCCGTGAGCATCATGAGCACAAGAATACCCACGCTGACGTATGCGGTCAGCATTTTGGGGGCGTCGCGCCAATGCCGAAATACCCATGACGCGCCAACGAGTTTTGCTAACTCTAACGCGCTTCCCATAACCATGACAGGCACTAACGCACCACTAAAGATGTGCGCAAGACCTGTCACGGAATAGAATGCCGCAATGCTTGACAGCAATAACCCTGTGAGAAATAACAGCGCACGAAGAATGTGACGATGCATACAATAGTTCCTTAGAATAATGACGGCTCGTATTCCGCACTCCACTGCACATGTTGCAGAATGGCGTTGAGCGGATCGAGCACGGCAATCTGAAATTGCTTCTCATAGTCTATGTACCGTTCGATCTGCCATTCTGGTGGGCATTCATGCGGTGCAGAGAGCACGTGTGTACCAAACGGGTTCATGTTTCGCAGATATGCAAATCGAATCTTTGCGCCATCACGAATGGCTTCCAGATGTGATAACCCCTGCGAGGCGATCTTCTTATTGTAGACGATAGCGCCTTTCACGTGAATCGGGATACCCTTTTCTGCATTCTGATACCGTGTCAATCCATTCACAGAACGAGGCATCGCAATGTCTGCGAACGATGCGGATTCAAACCGCGCACGGGATGACTTGATATATGCCCAGATATCTTCTTGTGACCCACGCAACAGCAACTCAATCGCATGCGTGAGAATGTCACGCGCAATCGTGGGCGTCGATGACTTCACCGCTTCGATACCCATCATCTTGAGTTTCGGTTCTGTATGACGCACACCTTCCGTGTCGTAGACGTTCAACATGTATCGCTTCTTGGCTGTCCAAACACCCTTATCGGCGATAATCTCTCGCTTCATTGATAAGCACGGTACCGCGACATTCATATATTTAGCGAGGGATGCCAATGACGCGTCGATAACAGATTGAAGCCGTTGTTCGCAGAAGCGATCCAACATCGTCACGATCTGATGCGTATTCTTTTCACGAAACGCCTCTTGTGCGGAGACAAGCGCCCCGAGATTGATGTAGATCGAATCGGTATCCGATGCAATGATGTAATCCGCTGAACTCCGCAGCACGGTATTCAAATACGCATTCACGTCACGCGCAATCCATCGAATGACGAGTTGGCCAGTGATTGTCACCGCTTCTGCTAGATTGAGATCGTAGAAGCGGAAGTAGTTACTGCCGAGTGCGCCGTACGCAGAGTTGAGGTTCACCTTACGAACAAGTTGCTGATTGTTATACGCTGCGATCAGCTTGCTCAATTCTGCGTATTCGGGCGACGTTTTCGCAACCGTCTCCCGTTTCTGTTTCGCTTCTGTCGCTAAACGCTTGAACTTCACACGTTCGTCGTACAGAGTTTTTAGCATCGCCGGGAGAAATCCTTCAGCATCTCGCCGCGTCAATACACCATTCGCCGCATACGCGTAACCATCTACCATGTGTTCGCCTGCGGCATAGAGTTCTGCAATCGGGGCGTGCGTCAACAACGCGTCAATGTCGGATGCGGTATCACACTTCTCAATAATCGTTTCCGGCGACAAATTCCACTGACGAATAATATGTGGATACATCGACGCAAGATCGTAAGAGACGACCCATTGATGCTGCCCGACAAGCGGATCTTTCACATACGCGCCTGCATACTGCTCAGTTTTCTCAACCTCGCGGCGCGGCGGAATCTGAATCTGTCGCTCTCGCAAGTAGTGGTAGATCATGATATCCCACAGCCGCACTTGCCGAAACGTATCGACATAGTTTGCTTTTGCGCTGTAGGCCAACGCGCACACTAGTTCGATGAGCTTGAGTTTTTGATCGAGTTCATCGACAAGTTCCACGTCGCGCACGTTATACTCGATAAACTTGGAGAAGTTTTCACGATACAACTGCGCCAGTGATTGGTATTCTGAATACGACAATTTCCGTTTTCCGAGTTCCACGTGCGCAATGTGATCGAGTCGATAACTTTCCTGTTGCGAGTATGTGAACTTTCGGTAGAGTTCGTAGTAATCGAGAATATTGATGCCGCGAATATCGACGACGGTTTGATCACGCCCATTCAACGTTACGCGGCGTTCTGCCAGTCGTTCGAACGGTGACAGTTTCAGCGTCTGCTCATCCGAGAGCACCCGTCGCATGCGATTGACGATGTAGGGAATATCGTAAAATTGAATGTTCCAGCCCGTAATGATATCAGGATAGTCACGCTGACCTCTCCAGTCACGTAGAAACTCTGTCAGCAGCGCCCGCTCATCCGCGCACTGTTTGTAGGTTATCGTGTCGGGTGGATTGTAGGGTTTGGTGCCATAGACGACGACACCCGATTGATTGCTGTGGCGCCACTTGACGGTAATCGTGGTGATTGCATTGAAAGGATCATCGGGCGGAGCAAATGCCGTATCCGATTCGACTTCGATATCAATGTTCCAGATATAGAGACGCGACATGTCAGGAAGGATTTCAGTGGCCCCGTACATATCAGATAGCGCCATATACTCGGGTTGAATGTTTCCATACGCGTCAGAATGCGATTCAAGAAATTCACGACCGTCAGCAATGGAGTCGCATGTGTGCGGCAACAATGGTGTGCCGTCGAGCGCCGATACGCCGGTGTGTTCCGTCGTCGGCAAATAATATGTGGGTTGATACTTGAGTTCGAGAAAGTGGGGTGCTCCATCAGCATCGCGGCCACGGATGTAGCAACGATTGCTGATGGTAGCGGTATAGGTGTATAGTAGCGATGAATCGAACGTGCCGGAAAACTTAGGCTTTTGCGACGGATGCAGCATCTACTAATGATACTGCAATCACGTTAGTTCGTCAAGAGCGACGACAGCGGCGGTGCGGATGTTACGATACCCGAGCAATACGAACGATACGCGGTTTCCATCTGTTCGGTCAGCGCCGCGTCGTAGATTACATGCAGCGTCGAAATCCGCAACTGATCTGTCTCCGCATAGGGGCGCACCGGCAATAATCCCACACGCACACTTCCTGTTGACGGATCGATAGCCATATTTGGCATCACTGCATCGTCAACCAACCATGTCACGCCTTGATCATCAAGGCGCATACGACCGATCACATCCTCGCCCGTGGTGAGGTGCAACATACGAATCACAGTATTCTCCATGTTATGCCTTCTTCCTCTTTGTCACCGTCTTTGGTTTCTTACTGCCCGTTTTCTTTCGAGGCTTTGCTTTCGTCTTTTCCTGCAGACGCTTTTGCGTTTTCCGCGCTTTTTCGTATGTTTGAATTGCAGCAGGTGGTTCCGTAGTGTCATCCGTGTCATCTGTCACGGGCGTCGTCCATGACTCAAACGCTTCAGGCCAATCCTTATAGAACTCTTCATCGACTAACCGATAGTCAACATCATCATCGTCAAGGCGTTGATTCGCACGAACTCGATTCCAGATCCGCATGCCAAAAACATATCCGATACTTACGCATGCAATAATTCCTAAACAATACACAATGAGCATCGTTTTCTCTCCCTATTCGGTAAACTTACTGACAATTACACTGTGAGCCGCATCGCTTTCGCTCCCCGTTTTCAACGAGGGCGTCGAGACGGCGATGCATATTGCGCACCTCGTCATCCATACGACGTATGATTCGCTCTTCTACTTGCTCAATGCCACGCCATGTTTCAATGTGCTGGTGTTCGCGTTCAAGTATCCATCGAGTCACACTGACACCTAACCAATATGCGAGGCCTACAAGAACGACAGTAACAATGATGTACATATGCTAACCCTTTGTAAAAAGTGTGTATTCTGCTTTACGTCGATTTGTCAACCCCGGCACTTCGACCAACGTTTGTGTTTTCGGATCCCGTGCTTTATTCCATCGCACAAAAAGATCTTCGGAAACTGGAGCGTTCTTATTGACCGCTCTTCGCAGTGACGATTTTGCAAATGCGTATATTCCGACATTATAGCAAAAGCAAATGAGCGCGTCAATCTGGTTTTGCGCAAGCGGCACGGATACTTGTTCTTCGAGTTGTCGTGCCGTCTTCTCAACAAACTCTCGTAATGCATCCTCGGCTTCGCGCTGCGTACATCGTTGCCCCTCGACTACGGGCTTTCCGTTGAGTCGTACGGTACCGTAGCCGATTGTCCAAATGCCTGCGGAATCTTGATAGGCTTTCAATCGGCATCCCTCGAATTGTTTGAGGAGATCGAAACCTGTCGCGCTTAACGTAAACGCCATGATCAGGAACCTGTAGAGCCAAACCCTCCGACTCGCGACAGTTCCCGAGCGCGAAGCTGTTCTTGCCATGCGGCCGCAGTAACAGCATCAAAGTCTGGAATGCCAAATGCCGGAAGATATACTAACTGTGCGATCCGTTGACCATGCGTAATAGTAAATGCAGGAGCATCAGGAGGTGCAATAAGCGTTAGAAGCACCTGAATTTCGTTACGGTAATCACTGTCGATAATGCCGGGTGCATTGATGACTTGCACGCCTTTGGCCGCCAAACCGCTACGACTACACACTAGCAAACTTGAATGTTCTGGCAGTGCCACGTGCAACCCCGTTCGAACGCGCACAATTTGCAAAGGAGAAAGTGAAACATCTCCTTCTGGCAGAAATGCACACACGTCATATCCGTAGGCTTCAGTAGTCTGTCGAGAGGGAATCGCGGCTGTCGTATTCATGACAGTTTGCGTAAAGATTGGAATAGGTATCACTCGTAAACGCTCCATACTATTCATCGCTCCTTTAAGGTGTTCGACGCTTTCCGATCTCATACTTCGCGACCAACTCCCATTCGTTTTTTTCACGAAAGGGAAGTACCACAATTTGATTCATTGGTAGCAATGGCTCTTGCGCCCGTGCGGGCTGCACCAAGGTAATCAGGCCCCATTCCTGTAGCATGTTCGCAATCGTATTGCGCCGAGCACGATCTGTATCGTCGAATACCGTCTGCTGCATCTTTCCATCCAGCAAGAACAGTTCCTTGAAATGCACGATATAGTAATGCCCCTGCTTATGTAGAATATGGCATGACTGATACAGTTTCTTATCTTTGCGCGATGCAATGCCAATACGCGTCAGTGTCTCTTTCACTTTTAAGAAGTTGTCTGGTGATGTGAGGCGCACTTCGACGCATTGATCTATGATCGCGGCGATGTGCGGAGGTAATGATTTTTCATGTGCCATACATTCGACCCTTTGTCGAAACCATGCCGCCTTTATCAAGACGCTGGCGTATAATCGTTAACTGGTCTGATGTATGGAGGGGTAGAAGAGTGATCGCATGGCGCAAACTGCAACCATAGTATTCTCCAACCAATCGCGCATCATCAGACACCTGATGTTTGAGCCACTTACTGTAGCGTTTTCTCGGTCGGAGAATATTTAGAAAAAACAAAAACTGTAAACGTTTGTCGAGCCATGAACGCTCGTTCATGGTGTTCGCCGCCAACACGGTGTCGTGATGGTAGGAGAATGCGCGGTTCACCAGAAAGGGAATGTAATGCTTCTCGAAATCTGGCGCGTCAAGCAGTGCCGCATTCTTGGAATGGGACACCGCTTCCACATATTCAAATGGGCCCTGTGCCATAGACTACTCAGTCACATGGATATGCGACATGATCTCAACGAGACATGCCAACATGTTGAGCGACTTGTCTGCAGCGAACGCGGAACGATAGCTATAATCCGCCATCGTCAGAATGATATTGGGAAGTTCGTCAGGCTTCACATGCTTTGGCACCGTCTCTGAGAGCATGCGATAGAACGCGGCTTCATCCGCATCTTCGTGATCGCTAATCCACTTGCGCACAGCGACGAAGTTCGCGCTGCTCAAGGCTTTCATCAGCGTCATCACATCTTTATCCGAAATCTGTGCAAGAATCTCAGATTGCAATGCGCCTGTCGCGCTGAATCGCTGAAGTTCATTCAGGGTACGACGAAAGTCTGGAAAATACAGACGCAACACTTCCAGTACGAGAGCTTTGTCGTATGTGACGTGCTCCGTATCAAGAATCTCCAGCGCCCGTTTTGCGAACTGCGCCATCAGATTCGCACGTTCTGCCTTCGGAATGGTGAAGTTCACAACGGAGCACCGAGAATGCAGCGGAGCAATGATGCGGTTGCTGTGATTGCAGGTCAACACAAATACGGTCGTGGAAGAGAACTCTTCCATGAACGAGCGCAGTGCGGGTTGCGTCGATTGCGGATTCAAATAATCTGCTTCGTCGAGAATAATCATCTTGCGCTTGCCATCCAGCGACATCGACGACGCATACTCTTTGAGTTTCGTGCGCAACACGTCAATACCGTTTTCGTCTGACGCGTTGATGACTAACGTATCCATGCCAAGATCTGCGGCGAGGGCCCGGGCGACGGTGGTTTTACCCGTGCCCGGTTTCCCCGTCAACAGCAAGTTTGGAGTATCGCTCATGGCTTTTATGCCTTCGAGCGTTTGAAGGATCGATTGCGGAAGAATACACTCCGAGAGTGTTTTGGGTCGATACCGCTCGACCCACACAAAGAACTCACGCGTCATTATACTCACCTCTCATCATCAAATGGTACCCCCGCTTGGATTCGAACCAAGACTCCGCCCACATCTAGGGCTGCGAGGGTATAAGCCTCGGGTGCTCACCGTTACACTACAGGGGCGCGACGTTACTGCGCTTTACGCACAATCAGATACGCAATCGGCAGCGTCGTATGCTCCATGTAGATGTACGGCCACGAACTCACGCTCACATGATAGGTGCCATCCAGAATCAGATCAAACAGTTCACGACGAATCGTCGCGGAGAATTCGTCGCCGCTCAACGTCTCGATATCCTTCGTGTTGACGGGATACGAATACACGCGAGACGCAGAATTCTTTTCATCATGCGGCTTCACAATCACTGAAGACTTCCCGATCTCAAACGCAATCGTCGGCAGATTGTTGATGCCGGAGAACTTCTTGATTTCCTTCACCGCATGCTCAGGCAGCGTAAACTTCGCCTTTGGATTCGATGTGACGAATTCCTTCGACGGTGGTGCCATGACGACAGACGGATCCGAATACGGATACTCCACGTGCGACGGGCTATTCGCGCCACGAATCACAAACTGCGTCTCTTCGAACGTCAACGTCGGCTTCTCATACGCAGACACGTTCGACAGGAATTCGCGCAACTGATAGATTGGTGTCTGCTTCGGCCATGGCGTATCCAGTGTCGCAATCGCCAACAAACTCTTTGCGGGATGCGTGGTACGCTGCACGTCACCTTCCACCAAAGAGGCAGACTCCGCGATATCGGAAAAGTTCTTCAGGATCTTCAGCGTCGTATCCGTCAACGTATAGGTTTCACTTGCAACGGCATTGCTCATAGGTTCTCCTTCACATGAATTACATGAAATACTAACACGACATTATACACCATGACCATAAACTTCTTCATCATTTACTAACCATCGGGGTGCTTCTAACACACCCGCAATACGACCATCAGGATTCCTCCATTGCCATAACACAGTTTTCTCTGTGGTAACTGTTGGTTCGGTACGCACATACACAGTACGTTCACGCCACGGAATGCCGTGATAATCTGGTGCTTGCGACATCTGATAGACGGATGACAGCACGGCGCGAAGATCTTCAAGGGAACCTGTGTTCTCGACCACCACATGAATGAATTGCGCACCTTCCGAGAGAAATGCGTATTCACTGAGATGCAAATCGGGCACGTCGATGTTCATGTTCGTCAACCCATCTCGGCGTTGTACCCGCGCTTGAATGCTGGCATTAGTCGTCTCATCGAACGGAAAACTATCGGGTCGATAGACCCAAATATTCATGCCCTGTTGAGTGGTGACCCAATGCAGTTCGTTTCCGAATCGACAATCGGTAAAGATGCTTGGGATGGGGGGTGTGTGTTGACGCGCCGCGGCCGCGAGCCAGATTGACGAATGATATTCGCGGAACACATTCGTGCCAACTTCTTGCAGGATCATACGCGGTGTCACATCGCGACGCAGCACGTCAGACCAGTACGCGTCTTTTGTCTCACGCCATTCGCGAGATGCGGGCGTGGCACCTTCTATCATGTGCCGCTCCCACCCAAAGATTTTCGCAACCGCATCTTTGAGTGGGCCAGCGAAGCTCAATTCCTTACCGTTGGTGAGCGTGAGCAATTCGTTAGCAGCGGCATTCTTACCGCTGCCAATGAACCCACAGAACCCAAAAACCTGCACAGGATGCGTCAGAGTCTCCATCATAACCGTATGCGCACCAATGACGCTAATCGCGCTTGATGACTTCCTGTGCGTCTCTCGCGACGGGCGTGGAGAAGTTCTGCTGTTGCTGCTTGTGCGACAATCCTGCCAAGGCATCCAAAGAACCACCGAAGACGTAGGTGCCCACGTGCTTCAGCTTCATCCACGGGCAGAGATAGATCTCGATGCCGATCTTTCGTGCCCACTGGCAGAACATGTAGTCTTCCGACAAGTAGCGCCGCGTTTCGGGATCGATGACGGTATCGAAGAACGCATGAATCTCACGGCTTCCATCGAAGTGCTTCGTGCGGTTGTGATCCGGCTTGTATGAGTAGTCTGGATACGCCTCACGATACTTTTCGAATGCATCACGGCGCACCAGCATGAAACCAGTACCGATTTCCAGCACCGGAACAGGCTCGTCGAGGCGAATCTCCTTCGTGCCGGGCGCGACATTGAACACATAATCGCCGGAATACTGTTCAAGGTGCAGTGGATTCTCGTCAGCAAGACCGAGCTTCGCGGCGTCGTAGACCTTTTCCCATGCGATAGTCTTCTTCGGATACGGGCCACCCGCGACAGGTTTATCCAGCGCAAGGAGGGCAATCACATCCATCGGGTTGTAGTCGATATCACTATCGATGAACATCAGATGCGTGGCATCACTACGGAGAAACTCATCGACCAGATAGTTTCGAGCGCGAGTGATGAGACTTTCATTGAAAAGGAAGAAGAACTGCACTTGCACACCGTATTTGATACACACGGCATTCAGATCGAGACAAGACTTTGCGTATGGGCCCGCGCACTGGCCGCCGTACATTGGGGTCGCAACGAATAATTTGCGCTTGCGGATTTCTTCAATCGGTACTTCAATCTTTGCCATGTAAGACTCCAAAAAGTTAATAACAATTCATAACGCATTCTACCACATACACTGCTATATAGCAGACATAAAGAATGAAGCGAACCAGAACGGTTCGCCTCGGTGGGAACGCATCACACGAATAATGCATGAATGAACATCATGGCACTTTTCGTGCTTGTCGGACGCGCGGCTGTAGCATGATGCTACAAGAATAATTATATCACAAAAAAATAAATGTCGAACACCACAACGCTGCCAGCGCACCAAGCGCCGCACCTACGACGTACATCACTTGTTCTTCGCGTGTCGAGGCCTCCGCGATTCGCTTGACGGCGGTGAACGTCAATCCCGCAATGCAAATATCTGTCACCAATGTACCCACATAGTTCACCGAGGCAATTGCTCGTGTATTCAGCGTGATGATGAAGTAACTGGCGAATTCAATACCTGCTAATTCTAAACACGGTCGGGTGAAGTATTTTCGCATTACGCTCCTACATTCCAGAGAAGAATTTTCTGATGTGCGAGAATATTTAATGCGCCTTCACGTCCGGATGATGGCACCGTCAGTGTCTGTGTGCGAGTATGTCGCCAATCGAGCAGTATCCGCCATGCTTTCGCATCATATGTCGGCGCACTCGGAAACGGAGGTGCATCTTCCGGGCGTACCGGTTTATCAAACTTGTAGGGAGAGCGGTGGAGAATCGCTCGACCGCGTTCGTGATCCGTCATGGTGTGACCGACTGACACGACATGCACCTCTGCGTCTGGCCATGCAAGTTGTAGACCACGCGAGAGTGTTCCGCTGGAGCCCACCGTCCACACCACGTCAGGTACAATAGGAAGACTCCGAGCAACACGAATGATGCTGGCGATCACCGTGGGATGCTCCAACCCAAGAGGGAGCACACGACGATGCATCGGGTCGTCGTTCGCATAATCACGGGCACGTTTCTGCGTCACACTGAGCATACCGTTTGGCACCCATCGATAATCGGCGCCGAGCGCAAGACCGCGATGCTGGTATGGATGAAACTTCGAAGGATCCCGTTGCGCCATGAAGAGCACGGCCTTTTTCTGGTATCGTTCGCAGACAACGGGGAGACTGATCTGCGCGTAGCCCGTCGCAGGGCATGAGCCGAAAACCCATTCACGCACATCAGTGTTCGATGGATCGTGCCCGATGAGATAATCGAGAAAGCGCACTTTAGAGCCTGCGCCGAGCAGATCGTCGCGCACCACCAAGACACCATCGTGTTCTTCGAGATGTGGTGTGGGAAGTGGATCCTGCCAATCACCAATGAGTGAGAGATAGTCGTGTGCGGTCGTCATAGGGAGAAAAAATAATAACGCCGTGGCGCAAGTGCACTCGCATCCACGGCGTCGATGGTTTCTATATACTCAATGACGCCTGTCACCACCAACGTTCCTGTCATTGAGGCTTATGGTATCACGGTTGGTTCGTATGCAACACGCGATATCACTTCAAGAGGATACGACACCCCTTGAACAGCATCTGACATGCTGGTGTGTGCACAGCATGTTTCGCCCTTGCGGGCTCGTCAGAGATGCAAAGACAAAACGAGGGGCCGAAGCCCCTCGTCATGACTACACGGTCTTCATCAGACGCGCGGCGCGGTCACCGATCCACGACGCCTTGCCGAAGAAGTTCGGGTTGCTCTCGACGAAGTTCGCGATCGCCACCTGACGACGCGTCGGAGTACCGAGGCGGTACGCCTTGATCGTCTTGCCGTTCGACGTGACCTTCTCGTTCAGGTACACCGAATAACCCGCCTTGCGAAGCTCCGACACCCGAGCAGAAACGTTCGAGATACCGAAGCGGCTCTGCGCCTGTGCAGCGGTAATATCGCGACCGGTCTTGAGGTAGGAAAGCAGCTTCTGCGTAGCGGTCATTGACGTGTTCGACATATTCATTTTACCTTTGTGACTGGCTCTGAAGTTTGAAGGGTGATAACCGTCGCCAGTGTTTTCGTTCATCACCATGAGAACTATTATCTCACATTGCAGAGTCGGTGTCAAGCATTCTTTTGCTTCTGTACCACGTCTGCCAACGTTGGCATGCAATGGAAATTTCAAAACGCATCACCAACAACGAAAGCAAGTATACCGCACATACATGCGGATGTCAAGCGGAGTTAGAGACTCTGCCAATCAAGGGAAATGATCGTAATCTCACACCCAACATGCCGCTTTCGCAGCCATGCCAAAACTGCTGTCTCGCTGGTGGCAAGGTTCGGGAGTTGCGTGTTCGTCGAAATCAATTGCGTACGATGCGGGCCGCCCGTCGCGGTCTGATAGATGTAATCAACCGAGAACCGCTTCAGTCGCGAGACTTCTGCGACGTGTGCTCGAAATGACTGCACTACTTCCACTCCGGGGTCTTCACGTAATGTTGACTGTACACAGCATCAAAATAGCGCGTAAAATGGCTATACGAACTCTCCCATCGCTTATCGATGGGGGCACCGTGAATATCTGTCGCACCGTCAACGGATGCGCGATATACGGCATCGCCAAGTTTCCAGAACCCTCTTCCATCACCCGCATGGGGATTTTTGGGCACGGCAATCAATACCGCTTTCGCTTGCAGCTTTGAAATGGGGAGGTGGGGAAGATTTTGTTGAAACGTCTCCCGCGCTTCGCGAAGCGCAATATGATCACTCGCCAACGCGGGATTGTCTGACGCATTGATGGTGAGGTAATTCATGTGAGCACCATGCACGACAATCGGCGCATCCAGCTTCACCGTAAAGATGCGGATGTCGTGGTTCGTGGGGTGCACACGCTGCGTGGCCACAAAGCCCGTATACGGCACATTCATGTAGGTGCCGCGCACCACATCTCCATTATGGATACGGTGAATTGACGACATCGCTTCCGCAATACTACTCACGGGTTTCGCCGACCACATGCGGCACGACCAGTATTCGGCTTTCCATTTCGGCCCGGGGTTGTCGCAGTTGTGTCGGTCACGATACGCTTTGCGACGGTCGGGGTCATCGCGTTTGATCTCCATGTTGGGATCGCCGAACCCGAGCTTGATCACATTGCCTTTGTCGTTCTTGACGTAGACATAGAACTTATGCTTGCCGTCGTTGCTGCGGAAAGGCTTGTTGAGACTAACACTACGCCCGTCATACTCGGCATCTTCGCTGAGTTCTTTCCAGTCTTCATAGGCGGCATTGGTCGTTTGACCACCTTTGAAATCTTCTTCAGTTTCGCGAATGGTTCGAAGAATCGATAATAGCTTTGATGCCGACATAGCGTTTTCCTTCAGTGAGTGAATATCGTTCGTTGTAATCTTGTGCGTCTTATACGACGGAAGACTGCGCCTGTGACGACATCGAAGGTGATCCTAGAGAGTCTGACTGCGAACCCACGCCTGACCTTTGGGGTTCTGCACGGGCGTATGAATAAAGGTTTGCACTGCTCGTTGTACGACTTGATGCACAACGCCACCGGTCGTGTTGTAGACTTCTACGTAGTGCTTTCCAAACAGTTTTTGATAATGCTCACGGTTTTTTTGACAGTTGTGCCAAATATCGGTAACTAATCCGTCTGGCAACTGACGCGGCCGTTGACGATTCCGTTCCAGCGCAACTTCAAGTGACGTGTGCACGAACACCATTCCCGTATCATATCCATAGTCTTCCAGATGATGTTTCTTGGTGGCAAGTTTTGCATAGTCATCACCCGTGCCATCAATGATCATCCCCAAGCGCCCTTGAATATAGAGTTCTCGTTGACGATCCACCAAAGCTTTCGCCCGTGCACGTGGGCCATGCGGGTCGGCAGTGAGATGCAGGAATCGAGCGGGGTCTTCGCGTTCAATGTTCGCGAGATCTTTCGGAGAGACATGCATTTGCTTCAGCAAATATTCGAACATGTGATCGCTGTTGACCACCTTCAAGCCGTAGTGACTGAATGACGACTTGAACCCCGCATCCAATCCGAAGAGTTCTTCGGCTTTCGTGGATTTTCCACTGCCGGGCCCACCCGCCATAAAAATGGCTTTCAGAATCCCCGGATCGAAGACGCCTTCGTCGAGCGTTAGGAATGATTTGAACGACCGCATGCAGACTCCTATGAATATGGATATTTAGGTGTATGCCTCCTCACATCGACGACAGAGATCATCGGCCCATAGATAGACGCCGGTGATGAATTCTGTGCCGGCATTGGTAAACCGACCGTATTCCTGAATTTCACGAATCCCGTTACGAATCTTTGGAATATTGTGTTTGGTGTACATGCTGAACGTCGGTTGATCAATGACGTGATGCTCGTACAGTTGCCAATCGTTCTCCGTGAACATTAACCACGCATACACACCGTGCACGACGGCTGACATCGGTCGCTTCACATCAAACCGTACGGATGAGTGATATAACTCAGTCGGGTCGTTGAGAAGTAACGCATAGTCGTGCGTTTCTATTTGAACACCCAACGTTTCCAGTCGTAAATGCGCATATTCATGATAGATACCCTGCGCGGTACCTTGTAAGTCATACATACTGACATACACGGCATGATATGGATATGTCGGTTGCTGATAGGTATTGATGTGCCCCGATGTGCATCCTCCTATGCCGTGCTTGGCCTCGATGCTTTGCCATAGCCAAACTTCATCAAGGTATCGCGCAAGCGCATCATGACCTGCTGGCCACGTCTGTATGTAGGGGCGAATCGCGGCTGCCCACGCGTCGGATAGTTCTTCCGACAAAGCAGGTCGCAAAGTATCACCCATACCCAATGATGATTTGTAGTGTGGTGACTTGCCCGAATAGACATCAATCGCACCGTCACACAATGTGACGGGTGTTGTCGCGGGATGCTTTTTCCATCCAAACCGCGTAAGATCTAGTTGCTGAAGTACATCGGTATCAGCACCGTTTGTTTGTGGTTTGGCCATCCATGTGTACATATACACCTCCACATCTATTTACGTGCGCGTACTGCATACCATTCGAGCGCACAGGTGACACACAACCCATATGATGATGCTTGAGGCGCATCGGTATGTGCGCATTTTCGTGCGCGTGGTCGCATATCAATCACAGGAAGTGACGGTGTGCGTGGAGACAACCGCACGGATACCGGCAGCGTTCGACTCACGGCAGATTGCGTACCGGAGATCGTGCGCGTTCCCATTGGTAGGTTTGAATGCACGGAGCGCCGATCGTGCTGCTGAAACCATGCATGCTGTTTCGGTGTTACGACTTGAAAGACTGGTGCTGTTTTGTGCTCCCACGTCATGAAGCCCTTGACGGGTTCTTCCGCAGAACACGCGGTGCACGTGCGCGTATGTGGAAGTGCTGCGAGACGCGCGGCACTAATCGCGGTTCCGCATCGGCATTTACGTGGCATTAGCGAAACCCGCCACGAGAGATATTCTGCCGACGCGGAAACTGCCATGTACGGATTAGCGCATCCGGATCATGGTCAAATACATGACCATTGACGACCATGCGAATAGAAGAAGTTGACGGAGACGACGATGACGGCAATACTTCTGCATGATACCACCATCGATGGAGCATACGAATCACATATTTCATCATATCCCATAGTATACACGATCACACGTACCGAGTCAAGTGTTTTATGCGTTGAGATCCATGACGCCGTTACTGTCGCCGAAAGACGTTACGTCAACACCCAACTTCTGCAGCACGGCTAACATTGCATTCGCCATCGGGGTGCCGTCTGCGGCATGAATGTGACGATGCCCCTTGATGGTGCCGCCTGCATGACCGAGCAGCAGGAGCGGGCAGCGTTTGTGGTTGTGCAGGTTCGGATTCCCCATTGGTGACCCGTAGATGACGAGCGTATCATCCAGTAACGTGCCACCCGCTGACGGCACCGACTTGAGACGGTCGAGCAGATACGGCAGCATACTCACATGATACTGGTTGATCTTCGCAAACTCCTCAATGCGTGTCGCCACTTCGCCATGATGTGACGTGGGATGGAACCCACCCGAGACGCCGCTCTTGGGATAGACGCGGTTCGAGGCATCCCGTCCCGTCTTGAGCGAGAACACATGGGTGGTGCCCATCATAAACGCGGCCACTTGCAGATCGAACATCAGACGCATGTGTTCTTCATAGTCATCCGGCACGCCGACGGGCGCATTGGGCAGACTGCGTTCTTCACCACTGGTATTGTGCGCTTCCGTCAACTGAATGCGGCGTTCGAGTTCTCGCACATAGGTCGTCATTTGATCCAAGCGGATCGCATCGGATTTGGGCAACTCGCGTTGAATGCGACGAATACTCGACTGCATGAAATCCAGCAGGCTGCGACGTGACTGCAATCGTTCGCGACGATCCGCCGCATCGACGCCATCCCCAAACAACGCTTCGAACGCCATACGGGGATCACGGATCATCGGGAGCGGTTCCGTCGGGGACGCCCATGAAATCGTATCGGTATAGGTGCAGGTATAGCCGTAGGAGCAGCCGCCCGCTTGATCGACATTCTCAATGCACAACTGCATCGACGGCAGCGGCGTCTGTTGCCCGTATGCCTTTGCGTAGATCTGATCAAGTGACGTGCCTACGAATACATCGGAGCCTTGCGTTTGTTTCGGATGCGATTGCGTCAGGAACACCGCACTCGCACGGAAGTGATCACCGCCAATCTCCGGTGCAGTGAACGCTTCCGCCATGCGCACATCCGTCTGACTGATGATGGTAAGATGGTCTTTATACGGATGCAACGACGACAGAATGTTCTTAGAGATGTCGAACTCGGTGCCGGTGGTCGCAGGCGACCAAAGGTTTTTGCTCTGCCCGTAGGTGGTGCTGCCGGCGGAGCCGTGAACGACTTCGATGGCAATCAGATTTTTGGGGGTGGTCGGAGCCGCGGATGCATTCAACGGAATCATCGCATCCAAGAGCGGGAGCGAGAGTGTGGCCCCCAATCCTTTGAGCACGGTGCGACGAGGCAGCGTTTTTTGTGTCAGGAACATGATGCTCTCCTATTCGACGTAACTATAACCGCAGACTTCGCACACCCACATGCGACCCTGCTTGTACATATTGTTGCCGCACTGTGGGCACACGCGATATTCCCGACCGTCTGCATCAATCAACGGTTTTTCATTTGGCTTCTCATTTGGCTTCTCAGGTGGAGGTGACTTGGGGGATTCGGGGGTCTGTGACTGTTGCGCAGCGTATGCCATTGTCGCCGCAACACTAAACGCGGCCCCCGTCAGAAATGAACGTCGTGAGAGCATATGCGTCTCCTCTATCAGTGCCACACACTGTGATGAGGCGTATCCGCATGATGCGTCTCGTTTTCCGCATGCGATCTTGGTGGCACGTGTCGAGCAATGATTCGAATGCGGCGCACAAACCATACGAATAAACACACGTAGGCACTACTGAGCGCAATAAGCATGAGTTTGACGTATAGCGACATGTGGATATTTAGGAATATCGCTATTGAGTGACAACTACTTCTGTGACCGCTTGTGAGTTCATGACGTAGAATGCGTGTGACGCGTCGTTCGGGGTCAATTCCAGATATGACGTACGTGGCGTCAAGCGTTTTGCTTCCGTGCGCACCTTGACAGGTTGATAATGAATATTACGGAGATCCAGCTCATGACAATACGCGACAACAGCACGAGGCGCGCCCTTGCGAATCGCCACCACTGCGTATGCATCCTTCACGGGCACGATCCACAATGCCTCCGCACGTTCAGAGCGCATGGGAGATGCCATCGTATGTGGAAGCTCCAATAGCATCCGCTTCTTCCATCCCGTGAGACTCATGGTCGCAACCTCGCTTGCAATGCGGGCGTCGTCACCGCATCCATGACCAGATGAATTCGTTCGTCGCGGCCGCCGTTGATCGCTCGATGCGGCCAGCGCGTATCCAATGCATACGCAGAGAACGCGGGCATGTGCACCTCCTGCGCGACATCATTCGCATCCCATACCGTAAAGATCACTTGCGGATTCGTCTTCAACGGCACGTGTATGCGCATCAATTGCCCGACACCGAATCCAGAATCTGCATCGACTTGATCGGTGTGACGCTGAAGTTCACCCCCGCCGGGCTGCAAACGCATCAATCGAATACGATGCCATGTAACATCGCCAAACGCATGGAGCAGCGGTTCCAATGACGGCAGTTGCGCACGAAGCGTGGTATCCTGCAATGTGAAATCTTCATGCGCATGCGCGGCTTTCCACTTCGCATTCATTTCCGATGGTTTCGCGATCATGTGCACGTCAGCACTATATCCGCGCACCGATAACGCCCCCCATGCATGACCCGCATTGTAGTTGCTGTAATGATCTTGATACGGTACCGACAGCGCCGTGACTTCGGAATACAATGCCCGTGCATGTGCTTCGACGTCGACCTCACACGGGCAAATGCCATATTGATGCACGGGTTCCACGGTGCGCAATCGTGACGAACCAAACAATCCTGCGTCTTCTTCGGATTCGCGTACGAACCATGCGAAGATATCACCGAACGTGGTAATCTTGGTGCCTGCACGGGTCGCGACGCGACTAATGTGCGTGATGGCTTCCGTGTCGCGCACCGGCACCTGTATCCACAGCGGAGATGGTGCCGTACACAGACGCGCAAACTCTTGCTGCCATCGGCCATCATTCCAATCCACTGCGAGATATGACAACGTACGGTCGCCCGCAAACCGCTCACCAAACGCGACATCCGGAAACTGTGACAGTGCCGTGCGCACTTTCGCCGTCGTGATCACATACGCATATCCCTCTCCTACGACAAATTCGTTTGCGTGGAGGCGTTCTGCAATTCGATGCTTCTTGAATGCTGCAAACGGAGACGCCATGTAACTGTTGTATGTGGTGTACCGCGCTTCATAGTCAAGCAATGTATCGAGTGTGTACCCGTGCTGCCACGGTTTCAATGGTTCTGTCATCGCGTCACCTGTCGCAATCCTGCGCGATAGACATCAAAGAACGGTGATGCGGCAATCGCGTCAAACGGAAGATCTTCCTGTCGCACAAATCCGCGCTGTGGAATCTGACCACGCAGATACGCATCGACCACCGCAAGACAGCCATGCGCGGTGGTCCGCTGAATCGCCGTCACGTCAGGGGTTGCGTGTACGATATGCTGATACCCATCAAACAGATGGGCACGATGGCCGTTGACGCCCAGATAGGTGCCTTCGACGTAGATCCAGATCGCGACGAGATCGTGCGTGGTGCGAGGCAACGCCGCGGAGAACCATTGTTCTGCACGATCTTTATGCTCCGCAAGTTTCAAATCATCGCGAAACATGTGCATGTACTGATAGTGACCGGGATACCGCAGCGTTTTGTAGTTGACGCGTTGGGCTTTGCCAAGATAACTGTTGCACAACGTGCCAATGCCGCCACTCGTATGTGCGGCTTCAAAGGTGTGCCCCAAAAACTCCAGCGGCTCCACGTCATCCAAGGCTCGTACCTGTGTGCGCACGCCATTCTCAATCACATCGCACGGTGCGCAGTATTCATTGACGAGTCCCGCACAACTCCATGTGAGTGCGTATTGCAAATGATTGAACGGCACGCGGGGGAGTGCGCCGACGCGAATGAGGATCTCATCAAGACGGTCGAACGGATGCGCCAGATGCGCGGCGAGAATGCTGACCATGCCCGGCGCTAATCCGCACTGTGGAATCAAGACGCTGGTGGTCTGCAGATTTCGAATGAGGTTGGTGTTCCGTACATCCTCTGAGAGATTGAAGTACGCGACACCCAATGACGCGGCTTCCTCCGCCACCGCGAGATTGCATTGATAGGGGAGCGTGTCAATGACGGCACACCCCTTGACGAGTGCCAAACGGATCGTCTCACGATTGGTGAGATCATGACCGTCACGGAGATCATACCCGATCACACGATAGGTGCGCTTGATCAGTTCTGCGTGGATGTATTGGCCAATGTGGCCAAGACCGAAGACGATAATCGGCTTCTCTTGCGGATGTGTCATGAGATGTTCAACTCCTGTTCGTATGATATCCGATCCCGATGGAAAAGTCAAACGCGCATTATGGCACTTCCATGCGTTCGATGCGCGTCTGCAGACACCGATGGTGCTGGTCATAGATTTCGATGCGCACCCATATCGTGCCTGACGTGCGCACCGGAATCGTCCACGGCAGATGTTGTACGCTCGGGGTCAATGTGACCACGGAATCGCGCACCGTCATGGCATCTTCGACGGTGACGAGCGCATACCTGCCGGGATCCTGTGCGGGGAGCGTGATCTCCATCTGTGTGACGCGTGTGTCTGCCCATCGAACGAAGGGCGTCATATTCCGTATCTGTATGTGCAGCGATGACGCACAATGCAGACTGAGCACACACCACCCGATGAGGAGACTGATGCGGGTCAGTCGCATGTGACGGTCAGCGTGACAGCACAGGTGCGTTCATGCGGGCGGTCGCTGCGCACAAGACACTTCCAGCACCGATACACTTGCGCACGTTCGTCATAGCGCCATTCGTGCGGGGGCAGCGCAGCAATCACGGTGTCAATCGCGTCGGCTTCCGCCACGCTGGTTGCGATGAAATGCGCATCTTCTACTGGATGTGGCTTCGCCGCGTCTCGACGAATCTCTGCCACCTTCGTCTGCAGCAGGTGAATGGCCTGTTCGATCTCACTCATGTGTCTGTTTCGATCCCGATACGCACGACGGATCTTCTCGGCGCAGGCGGGGCACCCCCGAACGGCTTGCGCTTCCAAGGCTTTGAGACGCTCAATGATGCTCTCGTAATACCGGCGATGGGCCAAGCCGCAGGTGGGACACGTCCATCCAGCAGGAACGGGATCAGGGACGGCGGGACATGATTCGGCACGCACGGCGGCGATCAGGGCCGTGAGGTCAGTCTGAAGCTCGGCCCCAGTCTCGGGCTCCCATGACTCCCATTTTTCAATGAAAGCGGTGATGGCCTGCTCCACCGCAGACGACGCGGCGGGCTGAGGCGTGGGGTGGTCGCTCATGCGTTCCTCGATTCGTTGATCGCCTGAACCCGCTTTACGCTGCACGTGTCGCCGCACGTGTCGCTGTGCGCTTCGTCGCCTGCGCGTCTCTAAAGTCATCCCATGACATATCACCCATCCTCTGATTGACGGATCGACTGATGACGACAAGATTGTCGTACGTCGTTCGCCCACCCTTGCTGTGAGCAATCTTATGACCCGCTACAGCGTGATCCAAGACCAAGAACTTGTTGGTGTATGCACACCGCTCGCCTTGCTCCTTCCATTTCCGAACCTTGTCCGCAAACGAGAAGTTGCGTTTCGGGTCTAACAATCGAATCACATTCGCATTTTCCAACTGAATCGCCGTCAACAGCATTTCACACTTCGTCGCGAGTTCGTGCGGCGCATACTTGCCGAGCAAGCGGGAAAACATCGTCGCTTTGCCGGTGCCCGCATCCGTCTCGTTCCAATCGGGATAGGGATTCGTGTCTTTCGGAGACACCGTGAGCTTCTTGAACGCGTTCATGAACGCATCCGTGATGTCGTCTGCACTGCATTCGTTGCCGAACTTCCAGCCTTTGTGTTCCTGATCGAGCCACATCAGGAATACATACAATGTCGTCCAATAGGAAAACACTTTGCTATTCCTTCGCGTATTGGAGAACTTTCCGAATCGTTGTGCATCGTGCTGCTTCGACGGCGGAATAATCGTCTCCATATGTTTGAACCGCCTTTCGATCGCTTTTCGCATCGTTTCGCACGATCGGCGCGCATCTTGCGACGTGTCGGATTCCATGTCTTCGTCGCCCTTATACGCGATGTCGCGATACATCTTGGTAATCTCGTCATCTGACGCATACCCCGTGTTCGTCGCAAACGGTGTCTTCAGCTTTTCGAACACAAACAGTCGAGCGAGACACTCTTCCAGTTCCAGTCTGTCGTTCGTGAGATGTGACATGATGCCGGTGTCGTTCGCACCTTCATTGATGAACCGTGACACAGGAATCTTATAGGGTTCGATCTCCGTATCAGGCGTCACGCTTCCCGTACCCGTGCGCACCATGCCACGCACGATTCGCGCCACCCAGCCTCGAACGCCATTGCGCTTTTCCTGTGCGACGAGGTCGTTGGTGTTATTCTTCATGAAGAAGATTTCCGCTTTTTCTTCGTTCGTCGTGTCTTCACCATATTCTTCGACTTCGATCGGCGTCTCACGCAACTGGCGTGCCAATTCCGTGCCGTAATGCTCGTATGACGCCAACTGCTCGATGCCTCCAGTTTTGCGCGGATCGACGGTGACGGTGATGCCGGCATCTCTCAAAGGCACAGGCAGCGCATTCAACTTCGTCACGGAACGGTTCTTCCCGTCTGCTGATGCATCTGACAGCTTGCGCAAGACAATCGTCTTTCTGTTTTCCAAGTACTGAAACAAGCTGGTGATGCGCTGCTGACCGTCAAGCACTTCAAGCACGAGACGATTATCCGGGAGGCGCGTCCAACTCGCGGTCAGCGTCAGTGATGCGGTACGGTTCAACGCGGTATAGACGATGCCGCCTTTCCATTCATCTGTCGCGACGAGTTTTCGTTGAAACTCAATAGGTCGAGGGATCAGCGTTTTCTCTTTCCACATCTGATACAGGGTATCAACCGTGTACAGATTCTTCGTAAAGCCGAATTCGTTTTTACTACTTGTCGTGTCGTATAACGTCTTCATGATACGGTGCTTTTTTCTTTCGGGTGTTTGGTGTACATCGAACAGATCAGTCAAAAAGGCACCGCAGTGCCATGGGTGTTCACTGTTCGTTGTTCGCACTCATGCGAACGAAACCATTATCTCATGGAACAGATACGATGACAGGCAGAATTGACAGAAAAATGTTCGAGATTTCTGGCATTTGACGGATCCGTGTGATCGATGACGCATGCGATGTGATGCATATTCCCCGTGTTTGTGGAATCGTAATGGTGGAGATGATTGGAGGCCTGTGGAGATTGGTGGAGACTGGTGGAGACTGGTGGAGGTTGGGTTGGTTTAACGCGTGGGAGAATCCGAAGACTCCCCCACACCCGCAGCCTCTCAGAGACGTCTCAGAGACTCGCAGC